TGACGGCGGCGGATGGATAGGCCATCCTGAGTTTCAAAATAACTGCTCAGGATCTTCTACACCTTATGCATATGTCGGGGGTAATGTGCTGCCAGGAGATGGAACATGCGATGTACTAGATTTAGTATTAGATGCACCTTACTATTTAGATCCAGATTATTTTGATGCAGATCCTAGCAATAGACTTACAACAAGATGGGATAACACACTTGTTCCTGTAGAAAGTTTTGCACGTGACTGGTGGATAAGCACTGCAAATAGAAGTGCAATTTTTAATGCAAAGTTTCCTTCAGCAGGTACTACAACAGCAGTTACAAGCAGTTATACACGCAGTTATTGCAATGGCAGTAACACAGCACAGAGCAGCGTAGGCACCCACTGTACGCCCTGTATGGCGCTTACATACGGTAGAACACAAGGCTGGGCATACAATGCTAATAAATGGGTTTTAAACTTATATGGTACAAATGGTTCAGATATAGAACGTGGATTTGATATTCAAAAGATTTTTCATAACACAAAACCTACTAATGCAAAATACGGCACACAAGATCCAACAATAAGTTCAAACAGTTGGGGGTATAGAGCAAGTAAAGGTACCACAAACGGTTATTATCACTTCCGTACAGACGCACCTGTACAATATGGTGGAACAGGCGACGAGCCGACATTTATCGATCATATGGGATCTCAAGGTGATTTAGGTCGCTGGAAAAGCGAAATGAAAACCAACTCACTGACAACTGCACTAGACGAACTTATAGACTCAGGTGTAATATTTGTTTGTGCTGCTGGTAATAGTAATCAAAAACAAGTGAACTGGGATCATCCTGATTTTAACAACTATGTAAGTGACATTAGTACCAGAGACTTAGAAGACACAAGTTACTTTGAGTTTAGTGTAGAAACTACTGGCACAACGAACCGTAGAGGATTTCCACAGCAAGGTGGAAAGACACTTGGCGCAGGCAGTACTTACACCGTAGATGCAACCAACAACGGAACGACTGCCTACACATTGAGCAACGGTACAGACAGAGATGGTGCAGTGTCTGGTGATAATGCAGGTATCAACATAAGAGTAGGTGATACAATTTCAATTACAAACAATGCTAGTGCAAGTCATCCAATGTATTTAAAAACTGTACAAGGCACAGGCACCGGAGACCAAGTTACAGGTGCAACAGGACAAGGTGCAAGCGAGGGTAGTACAGTAAGTTGGACACCAACTGCTCACGGTACCTATTACTATCAATGTAGTGCACACAGTGCAATGAACGGTACAATTACTGTAGGTGCTAGAGAAACTACATATGGTACAATCAACATAGGCGCACTTGATGATGAATATGTAACCTCTAAAGAAGCAAAAGTAGGTTATAGTGACAGAGGTAATGGCATCGATGTATATTTTGCCGCAGATGGTACATTGGCAGCAAATAGAGCATATACATCCGAAGGTAGATATCCTGATACATATCCTGGTTTTACAGCGGATAGTGGTAGTGGTGCAGGTGTACCAGAAGATTGTGCATTTGGCGGCACTAGTGCAGCATGTCCAGTTGCAGCAGGGTTTATATCGTGTCTAGTTGGACTTAACAGGAACTGGACATATGCAGATGTCAAAAACTATTTTAATAGTTTAGATGCACAAGATAGTGCAAACTTTTATACAGGCACAGAATCTACAACTGCAACAACAAACAACTGGCTTGATTATAATAGCTTAGAAGGCGGCGATGCACGAGTTGGATATCAAGATACAAATCTTATTACCCAGACAACTTTTCCACAACGTACAAGTTCGTTTAATGGTGCTATACGAATAAAGAATGCAATAGTTACAATAAAACAACGATTTGATAGAGGTTAAAAAGTATAGTTAAACCTATCTAAATCGTCCTTGTGATATTTTTCAACAAAGTCTATAGCTTCCTGGCTATAGACATTTTTGTATCCAGGACGCATACTTGTGTTTTTCATTGGTAACTCTGTGTATTTAATTTTATAAAGATCACAGATAGTTTTCCAATCGGTATCTATAGTTTCAAACTTACCAATATAGTCAACAAGTATGTTATTGTTGTTATCACACAAATAATCACATTGCGTTTGTTTTTGAATAATACTTTCTTTGTACAAATATTGTTCTTTTATAACAGTTTCGGTTTCTAGTAACCAATAGTTAAATCCTTTATTAATGTCACTTAAACTTCCTAAAAACTCTTTGGTAAAAACACCATATTGTTTTTGTATTAAAAAATGATAATAACTTACTAATCTATCAAATGGATTACGTACTACTGAACAAATAAGATAATCTTCAAAATGATTTTTTATTACACCTATGGGCAAAGTATAAAACTTGCCATATTCTTCAAACTTTACAAAATCATGTTTAAGTAATGTACCAGTAACAGAAGTTCCTGCATTTTTTGGTATATGGACAAATCCTATTTTTTTCTCTTTGTTATACCACATTCTTTATGCTTTCTATTGGTATTTTAGGCAAGTTTATATCTTTACCTTTGTAACTTATAACACTCTGCCAGCATTTAGGATTATATACGTTAGGATTATATTTCTCATTACATGTGTAATACATATCTTTCAACATAGCAAAATCAAAGTTACCTTTGCTTTTTTGATATTTTAACATTTTTTGCAAAGCAGGTCTACGATTTATTTCTTGAATACTTAAAAAAATATTAGTAATACCATTTTCTAAACACCATTCTTTTTGAGTTGGTACTAGATAATCGCTATTATATGCAGTATATCCATTTGCTGCTTTAAAACCTAATGTTTTAGATCTTGCTATAGGAAAATAATAGTTTCTATCACCTATACGAGCTAAATCTTTATCCCAATGATCACCTTGATATATTCCACTCATTGCAAGATATGTTTCGTCTTCCTTTACTACATAAAATGCTTTATAGTTTTTTATCCTTGCACCAAAGTTTTCATAGTTTACAGCATTGCGATGTTTATCCATACTTGCTATAGTAGTGAGTTGTAAAATAAGATCAACATCGTCTATAATATTTGTTACACTAATAGCCAAACTCATTTTCCTTTACATGATCAAAAAACGGTGCAATCTTAAAATCCTGTGTAATACGACCTCTACTGTTGCTATCAGGATCAGGAACTCCGTATTCATCTGCATCCCAATCAACAAGTCTTATAAACACTTCACCTACTTCTGTTTGTATTGGAAAAATATATCCAAATGTATTATTTTTTACATCAATATTTGCTTTTACATCATTGCTTTCAATATGCGAAATACTAACACCTAGTTGTTTACTAGCCAACTGAATAAGTTCGTTATATGTCATGCTTGTATTTTCCATATACCGTCCTAAAGCACCAACACTTCTAAAACGTAAAATAGGTGTTATTTTTGTTTTATAGTTATGCAACTTGGCCTTTTCTACAAACAAGTTAACCTGTTTCTGTATAACATTTTCATTTACACCTTTTGCTACAATAGTACCTGTATTAATGATCATATTATGTTTAAGTAGATTTTCAAGTGCTCTTACCTTTGCAGTTGCCCAGTTTCCTTCATCTATAACTTTGTATATTGTATTGTCATCGGCGCCATTCATACTCAAAAGAACAAGTCGTAATCCTGCATCTTTCAAACGTTTTACATAAGGTTCGTGTGCAAGTTTTAATCCATTTGTAGTCAAACTTACATGGTGTCCTAGTTTTTTTATAGTGCTAATAATGTCAAAAATATCTTCACGCATTGTAGGTTCGGCACCTATTAATCTAACAAATGTCCTCTTTGGCAGCTTAGAAATAGTTTCATATAATCTGTTGATATCCATATCAGGAATATCTCTATTTGGCAAATAACAGTTAGCACATTCCATATTGCAACGATGTGTTACATCAACCATTATAGTATCAAATGGGTTATTACATGCTTCGTATGTCTTCATTGTTTTATTGCCCCATGATAGTAATATAATCGGTGCCGATAATTGGGCGCCTGTTTGAGTATCTTATTATAAATGTTTTCTTTATATTGATTAATATTGTTGACTTTAGGAATCAAATATTCCTTTTGTAATCCTAGATATCCATCGTTTACATATACAGTGCGTTCTTTTTTTGGTATTAGTTTGGATTTTTCAAATGCAGGAGTTTGTAGTACATCTTTAAAATAATCTTTAAAGTTGTGTCCAATAGTTATTTCGTGTTCGTGTTCAAAGTTTATCTGTATAAACTTGTTAAATGCAATAATATCATTTAACACATCGCCGAAATCATCCTTAAATTCAACACAGAATTCTTCGTATAATGTTTCTAAATTTTCAATACTCTTGTAGTAAACGAAAGCATCTGGTTGCCACAGTCTATTATCATAATCAATAAACTTATTAACCGCATCTTCCAATACAAACCTGTGCATTTGAATCCTGACATGTGAAATGATATCTTTAACAGTTTTAAGATTTGCTACACGATCATAAAAATCTTTATAATGTATATTTAGAGTATGATGTGCATACAGAGCAGCCCATTTAAAAATACCAAGTGTATGGAATCCAAGATAGAAATAACTCCACGTTTGCATTTCAACAAAATCTTCTTTTGTGTAAGAAAATGTTTCGGCTACAAACTTAGCAGGACTTGCTTTGCGTTTTGAATTGGGCATCTCGTGATAAGTTTTATCAATATAGCCTATTTTATACTTTTCCATATATTCTGTATCCATGGCAGGTGAATTAGGCAATAACTGAAAATCGTGCAATCTCACGTCATCATGAAAACTCATACACATTAAATCTGTAATAGCAGTCTTCCACTTGTCTATACTGTCTCCTGGACTGCCAACAATAAGAGCAGGCACAAGCGGAACTCCTGCTTTTAAGCCGTCGTTTATTTCTTTAATGCTTTCTATTGCCTTGATATTATCTCTGTCCATTATTTTTGTAACTTCTTCATCGGTATGTTGTATACCCATATGAGAAACTTTTAACATATCTTCTTTGTGCAATGCAACATGTGCTTGTGTTGCCCTTGTTTTTTTATTTTTTGCACTACTGAAGGCCACTGTTGTGACGTAGTTGTTTTTCTTTTTACATTCAATAAGTTTATATATGTAATCTAGATCGTCTTCAAAAATACCAAAGTTAGCATCTACAATTAAAACCAAATCAGGTTTTAACTCCATTACGGAATCTATTTCTTCCATGACATAATCACGTTGAAACTTTTTTATCTTTGAGGCAGTTGCACTTCCCCAATCACAAAAAGTACAACCATAAGGACATCCACGATTTGTTTCGAAGCTAACAGCAACACGAGATTGGCTGCCTTTTGATTTTATTTCTTTTGCCCATTTTATAAATTCATGTTTTAAATGGGTATATGGTTTGCCGATGATATCTTTACATTCTATTTTTAGTACTGGTGTTCTTGGTTTTAAGGGATTCGTTTTTAAAATAATACCATTGATATCATAATCAATATTGTTCTGATAGTTATATAAAAATTCAGGCATCACACTTTCTATTTCAGCGTAACATATAGCATCTACACAATCTAATCTTTCAAATACTTTTAAATTTTTATATTCAATCTCCGGGCCGCCTGCTATTATAAAGCAGTTTGGGTTTACTTTCTTTACATAACGTGATAACTCTAACTGATCATTTATATTCCAAGTATAGTTACTTGTTAACAGCATATCTAGATTTTTTACATCAATATCTTTTAGAATTTCTTCAGCGGATACATCGTTATCGTAACAACGAAATATAGGAGTTTGCCATTTCAAATCGATGTGTTTATCATAGTCAACTTCTATATATGTCCTAAGTCTTGCATACAAGTAAGGTAAAAATGTACTCATAGGCAGTAAGCCAAGATTACATACTAATATCTTCATATTATTACAAACCTCTAATGTCCTCTTGACCGTTTACACATACCATTAAGTGAATACGTGGTGTATCTCCGTCATTATATGCGGCGTGTGGCAACCCTTGGTTTAAGAAATAGGTGCTTCCATCTGCTTCCATTCTAAAAGTTTCAACTTCTTTTGCACCTTTTTGTCTTGTAGTAAAATAACTTTTGTCATTAGTTACTAGTGGAATATGATAACGCATAGAAAATGTAGTATCATAATCCATGTGCTCGCTAATACTTCCTCCTGGATCCATAACACGAATATTACATCTAGATACTTGTCCTTTGAATGATTTTAGTACCTCTTCAATGTATGTGCCTTTTGCCCAATCTGCTATTTTAGTATATTTTCTTTCATCCCAACGTGGATCTTTTTTAACTTCTGCAATGTTTTTCATGACACCGTTATCTTCTGGTTCAAAAGATTCATCAAACTCTGTTACACTGTATAAGTTATAGTTTCCGTCGCTATATGTGCTATATCCTCTATCACATTGACTTACAATAAAATCTCTTCCAGTTCCTTTTTTAAGTTCGTCAAAGTTATTTTGGAATACTTCTAAAATTTTATCAATGTCAAACTTGTATGTATCCGGAAGTTTTAAAAAACCAGGTAGCTGATGGCGTCTTAATAGTTTTTCTTTTAACATTTTTTACCCCTATATTGCTTCAAAATGTTTCATTACTGTTTTAACAGTATGTTCATTAGTATTTACATTTATTACTATCCAATAACTTGGTTTACTCGAACAGTTAAACAAATAATGTACTTTAGCTGAATCAAAAAAGTATACTTTTCCGCCTTCCCAATACAGCATTTTATCTTCTAGTATAAAGTTAAAATATGGAGGATTGTAGTTATTTAATGGTACAATCAACCTAAAATATTTAAACTTATCGTTTTTTAAATCTCTATGTGGAGGAAAAAATCCTCCTGGATTTAGTTTTAAAAAATGAGTTCTTACATAGTAGTTATCAAATGGACTTAATATTTTTTTTAGTTCAGGATGCTCATATACAGGCGTATGGACACAAAAGTCTTCTTCTTTATAAGCTGTATCGTTTTCTTTATTGTATTCGGACAAACTATCTAAATCTGGTATTCCGTCAACACCGCCGTTTAAACTTGTAATACTTAGACCCCAACGATCTATTTTTTTACGAGGATTGTATGGTACATATTCAAAGTTTTCTTCTGTCCAATCTACCAACTGATTAGGCGACTTTATTTTCAAGTTTAGAGGATAAAAGTTTCCAAACTGGGTAAGCATACTATAATAGTCAAACGACATTTTCTTTCCTTTTTGGAATCTTGCTATCAGCCGAACTTACACAACTTTCTGTGATACAAGGCATCGGCTTATCAAATAGTTTAAATCCTGTTTCTATATTACCAAGAGGAACATCATGACAACTGTAACTACGTTTAACGCTACCATCTGGCTCACGAATAATAATACCTTGATAGCCAGCATTACAATTCCAGCCTTTAAACTTGTTAAAGTTGAAAGCATTAAATCTTTCAGCTTGATCCATATACCATTTTTCGCCTTGACTATCTTTAAACTCAACTTGCATATGCCACGGTACACTGGCATCATTTTTTCCATTTACTCCAGTAGGAATAGCAAAACTAGGTTTAGGTCTTCCTTCCCATTTGCGTTTGCTTTCTGTATATGCACGTTGTGGCATACCGTTCCAAAGTCGCTTCAAGTCTTCTTCTTTGTATCCTTCAACGATTCTTGACGCCGTAGGGTCAGACTGCGGTTTAAGGGTGACGTTGATACCTTGCTCATGGAAGAACAAAGCATTTTCCCAATCACGTTCAAACCAGTCTGGAACCATAACCATATTGATTGTAACTTGTACATCATGCTCCTGACACAGTATCAACTTGTCTGCAAAGTCTTGTAACTTGTCAGTAGTATTTAAATGTTCTGTGTGCAAACTTGCTGTAATACTTGCCCTATGGAAAGGCTTAACACGTTCTACATAATCCTCAAACCAACTCATTGGTCTAGAGCAGTTTGATGTCATATGTACGGAAGTATAATTAGTATTGTCGACATCAGAAGCCAAATGACCAAGTATGTCCAAGTATCCTGGATGAAAGGTAGGCTCACCGCCAGACAAACTAAAATGGAAACTGTTAAAACCGTTATCACGTGCTTGCCTCTTTATCTCATCTATTGTCTTGAGACATAGTTCTGTTGGTCTATGATCTTTCCTGTCGCTACGAGCGTAGGGCCAACAATAACTGCAACGATAATTGCAAAACCTACCAAGAAGCCAACTAACAGTAAAGATATCTCTATAAAGAAGAGTACGTTGTCCGACTTGGACAATGTCGTTAAAAGGTATCTTAGTAAAATCGTAGTTGCTCCATTTTAAATCTTCAATCATAATAATATTATAACACCTTTAAACTTTGTGTCAACCGTATGGCAACTCTAAATCGCCACAAGTTCTAATAAAATGACCAAATGCATAAAGTCTTTCTAAACAAGGAAAACAATGATTACAATGATTAAAGTTATTTAAATCTGTAAAGTTTTCATTTGTATGAGCTGCACAGCTATTTGTTAAAGGCCACAATGTTTCTAATACTTCTAAGTTTTTATATGCATAATAAACATCCTTTTTATCTACAGCTAAAAATGGAGTGTTTTGTAAAATATTAGCTTCGCCTCGGATTGTATCAACTGTTGAATCAGTTCCTGTAAATGTATCTCTGGATACATCTCTATTTTTAATATGTTCCATTGCAATAACAGGATTGATGTTATATTCTTTATGATATTTCATAACCATAAATGAAATATGATCTAAGGGAGGATTTATTGTAAGTCCGCTGTATACAATATCTATATTGTTTTTTCTTATGATCTTTTCTACTGCTGCATCCAGTCTTTCTGTATAATCATCATGTTTTGCAAACACTACAACATGTTCTTCAGGCTCTTTACCTGTAAGCTCTGTTACTTTTTTAATGATTCTTCTAGTGACTGGGCCATAAAAAGGCTTTTTATCAGTTTGTAGAGTTATTGGATATATTTTTGCATTTGGATATGCCAAGCAACAAGCATAATACAAAATAGTGCTATCTGCTCCTCCACTAAACTTTACTGCAATATTTTTAAAATTTTGATTTGAATAAAAACTATCAAACATTAAATGATCCTGTTAAAACCATACCATCTTTCTGCACAAAAGAAACAGTGCTCGCAATGTTTGTGATCAGGACCGATGCCATTATATTCTGTTGTATCTTCACAACTAAATGTCAAAGGATATAAAATATCCATCATATTTAAATCGTCATATGCTTTAAATACACCCCTCTTATCTCCTGTGGCAAAAGGTCTGTTAAAATACACGCCATTAAAATGTAGTAAAGGGTCAAAAGGTGTATATTTCTTTTTATGTGGTTTCCTAGGCTTTAATCCTAGTTTAAACAATACATAGTTATGTTCAGCATTCCAGTCGTATATAAAGTTTTTTGTTTTATGCACTCTATATTCAAACCAAAGTTTAATAGTAGGAAAGACTAGTTGGTACCATGCTTCAGGGTCGCGACTTTTATCTCTCTTATTAAGATGGAACATTATAGTTTCATAGTCATAACCCATGCTTTCTTGATTTTCACGTAAGAACTTTGAGAATATCGAATATTTAGGATTTTTAGTCAAACCACTATATACGATTTCAAGATTTTGTTCTTCTATTGCTTTCTTAACTATTTCATTTTGTCCTTCAATATAAACTTGCTCGTTACTAAAGCCTTCGTGTTCTTTGAATATTGTGTAATGTTTCTCGGCTGACTTACCAGTTAGTTCTTCAACTTTTTCTATTATACGTTTTGCATAATCAATGTAGTAAGGTTTACCACTAGTTGCAAGTGTAATGGGAAAAACTTTTGTATCAGTGTCGGCATAATACTTACAAACTGCATAATAAAGTATGCTACTGTCTGCACCTCCTGATAACTTTACTCCTACGTTTTTAAACTTTTTATCTAACTTTATATTATCAATCATACTATTCTTCCAAATCCGTACCAACGTTCTAAGCAGAAAAAACAATGACCACAATGTTCTACTGTGTCTATATCTTTATAATCATCAGGGTCTTCACAACTAAAAGTTAAAGGGTATAAGATATCTAGCATATCAAGATCCTTATATGCTTTGAAGGTTCCTTTTTTATCTCCATCAATAAAAGGAAAGTTTGCTATTACCTTTCCTTCTCCGTGCACTGTATCTACAGGACCCCAATCAAATGGATTGTCTCTTGCAATATCTCTTTTATTATTGTGATGATGTACTCTATCCATGTCTATTTTAAATGTTTCAGCATTGTCATTTAAAAACTTTACTAGTGTAGGATTATGTGGATTTACAGTTAATCCACTATAAATTATTTCTAAGTTTTCACAACTGATAGCATAGTCCATTAGATTATCTTGACTGTCAATATATTGTTGTCCTAAATCATCAACAGTGTCATCATCTTCAAAATAAGTGTAATGTTTCGTAGGATATACTCCAAGCAAATCGCCTACAGTTTGTATTACACGATTTGCTCCGTCAATATACCACGGTTTGCGTTTTGTAGCTATAGTGATAGGAAAAATATTTGTATCAGTGTCTTTGTAATATTTACAGATAGCATAGTATAAGATACTACTATCAGCACCACCTGATAATCTTATACCTATATTCTTAAACTTTTTATCTAAAACTAGATTATCAATCATAAATGGGAATCCCCGATAAGCTCTTTACATTTTTTAACACAGAGATCAATATTTTGCTGTTCTTCGTCAATAAAACTCCAAACTTGACCCTGTAATATATCAGCTATCGGACGATGTAAGACATTGTGATCATGTCTATTTAAAAAGTCATATGTGCTCCAAAGTTTTTCTAACTCTCTAAGGTTTCCCATCCAACAGCAAGGAACTAAATATCCATCTGCGCTAATATATATATTTCCTTTTGTTTTATGAAACTTCGAAACTGAGCTGTCCTTCCTTGCAGGACATTGCACACACTCTAGTGTAATATTTGCATCTCTTAACTCTTTAAAAGTTTTACCGTTTATACTGTCACCTTTGCCTTTGTCATACCATTCAGGTATTTCAACTTTTTCAACTTCTACTTTTTCGGGTTTTTTCTTTTTTGGAGCATCCTCTACAGTTTCAACTTCAGAACGTCCTGATTGAATAATATTGAAACTGATAAATCCTTCTTCGTCTGCACGTTTTTTTACGTCTTCAAGTTGATGTTTATTGTGACTAAAAACTATAAACTGCCATACTGCTTTGCCGCCTGCCTTTATATATGTTCTAAAGTTGTTTTCTAATATATCCCATTTTACATTTCTACGGTATATGTGATTTGTGTCTTCTAAACCATCTATACCAAAATGCACAAATAAGTTTGTTTCGGCACTTATTTCTCCTAATCGTTGCCAAAACTCTTCATTGCGTGTACCGCCATTTGTAGCAACAGCAATATTCATTGTATTATTTAGAGTTAAAAAATACTCTGTGATTTCTATCATTTCTGGATTAGTTGTTGGTTCATCTACATTACCGCAATAATGTAAATAGTCTAAGTTTGACCAATCGTATCTTCCAAAAATATTTTGTATATCTTGTAAAGTATAATATCTATTATTTAGATTATCTGAAGGTCTTTTTCCTTTTTTAAAATCTACCCATTGTTCCCATCGATCGCACTGAGGGCAAGCAGCATTACAGTAGTTAGTTAACTCAATTTGTACTCTGCCGATTTCACTTACATCAAACCATGCCATATAAAAGTCCTATAAAAATTCAATATTGATCACTTTGTCCTCGCTGTCATCAACTTCGTAACCGTATTGCCCTTCTATAATAATCGACCCTCTTGAATAATCTTGTCTAGGTTTACCTATACCTAGCATCAAACCTGTATTTACAACAGGTCTCTGTACGTTAAACTGTGATTCTGCATCATCAAAAAATGCACTCCATTGCACACATTGGCAGTAACCAGTTCTATAACCAAGTGTAGCCGCTGTATGTGCTGCTACACCTGCTGCAATACCAGAACTTTGATTGTAGTTAGTATAAAAATCATCTCCAAATGGATTGTCAATAGAATCTGGATCTTCTGGTACAAATATTAATAATAGTGGTGCCCAAACTTGTCCATTTCTGTGTAAAGGTCTATCAAAGTCAGGATTAGCTGGATCAATACTATGATCATATGCAAGGCGATTAAACTCAATATTTGTGCTTACTATCATTTTATAAAATGATTTATTTTGTTTTGTTGGCATATTTACACAGGCTTGCAGAATAGTGTTGTAATCTTCTTCAGGTATTTCTTGGCTAAAGTCAAAGTTACGCTGTGCTCTTTGAGCAATAAATGCAGCTTTGACTGGATCCATATCAGTCCAAACTGGGCCATTGTCCAGTTGTGATAGTAAAACTGTAAAAGATTCTGTAACTGCTTGTTCAACTGCAAAAGACATGTTATGATCGGCCAAAGTTTTCAAGATCAATGGCTTTAATATATTATAAACATCTCTTTCTACATCGGTAGTGTGTATCTGTCTTACACCAAACTTATAAAACTCCTCAACAATAAATTGCATTTGTTTATCATTGCCCCAACGTAGTTTTTCCATTACTGCATCGTATACTTTTGACATATCAGTCATACATTTATAAAAATTATCTGTTCTACTAGGAGCGTTAGTCCTAATATAATCTGTTAATGTTTCTAAATGTTGTTGCTTATAACTTCTAAGTAGTTCTGCTGCTTCTAAACTGATAATGGCCATTTTCTTTCCTTAATATGCTTTAAGCATACGAATGATTGAGTTGTCCTTATTTTCTTCTTTTGCTTCTTGCTGGAACAACGGCGTTAAATCTTTTGTATGCTTTTTAAATATTTCTTCTGCTACACTTGTATTTAACGCTTTTGGCGAACATAAACCACACCCACAATAGGATTTTGGACATTTTATTACTGGCATTACACCTGTTTCTAAAGTATTTTTTAGTTTTTCATTTATAAGATCAAATCTGCTTGCTTTTCCTATAGGTCCTATTTCGCCATCTAAGTTGACCTGGCATGTTTGGTGATGCCAGACACCATCCAGCTCACTGTTAATAAACAAGAAGTCCCAGTTTACCATACAGTTCCAACCATTAAAGTTGTTTTCTGGTACAAATCTCCCTTCTGACCATTTATTATCTATGCAAAGATTAAGGCCTCTGCCTGCACAACAAGGACGTCCTATGTTTTGCGCCATTTCGCAACTCTTGGCTTTTTTGTTTACTTTTTCTTTTTTACCTCTACTCCAATAATCTTTAAACCATTGATGTTGTTCTTCGGTGTAAATATGTGCAGAACCGTCTTCAACGTCTTTTGGATTTCCACTATCTCCTATCACTCTTGGAGTATATCTAACACCCAGTTCATCAAGCCAATCTGCAACAGCAATACATTCATCAAAATAATCTTTATGAAACATTAAGTTTATTCTAAAATTGTAATCTGCTTCTTTCATTGCAATAATATTATTACGCACAAGTTGTTCTTCAATTTCGCTTTGTTCAGCATGCCAGCTCACAGTACAACTATCAATATTGTCAATAATCTGTTGACATTTTTTTGGTGTATAACAGCCATTAGTTGTAATATTTGTCTTAACTTTTGGATATTTTTCTTCACAGTATTCTATAAATCTAAAGAAGTCAGGATTTATTGTTGGTTCGCCTCCTGTGAAAGCGAGTGTTGTTTTCTTTTGTTGCTTCCTATACTTGTTTAGCGTATCAGTATATTCTACAATACCGTCTAATGTGTGCACCAAAACATCAAACGGAGTGTTTGGGCTTGTTTTATTACTATGATGCGGGCCACAATATGTACAAGCATAAGTACATCTTCTTCCTAAGTCCCATACTACATCAAAACTATCATTATCTATTTGATCAATTGCGTTGAACATCTACAGATCCAAATCCTATTATTGCACGTTTCCATTCAGTACTAACTTCAGGAATATCGTTTGTTGAAAGGAACCAACTGCTGCTATGCCATCTAGCTGCATCAAACAGCATAAGTGTGCCTAGTTCCCATGTGTAAACACTGTCTACTTTTAAATCAGCATATTCTTTTGCATACAAGCAATCAGCTGGATTATATTTTAAAACTTCTTCGTCATATTCCCATTTTGTTCTATACTCAAAGATTTCGTCATTATCTCTGTACCGCATTTCTCCTTTGCGATACATCATTTTTCTTGGAATATCACTAACTTTATTGTAGTTTACTGTATAAGGCTGTTTACTATTCCATTCTAAAGGTATAATGCATCCTACAACAGTATGACAATCTACTTTATCATCCCACGGAACTGTCTCATAATCAGTGTGTAAACCAGCAGGTTCTCCACTATGAAAGTAATCAAAGTTCCAATCATTAAAGGTTCCAGTAAGATCAACAAGATAGTCTTGTAACACTGCTTTATCTTCTTTTGATAAACTACAAAACAGGTTATGTCCTTTTAGGCCGGTGACTTTTGCTTTGCTTTCTGCTAAGATATTCCTAAACTCATTTTTATGGTATTCGATATCTATATTAACTTTATGAGAACCAAAATCATACATTTATTACAAAACTACCTTTTGCTTGATCGATAAGATTGTATTGTGTTATTACGTTTTTTATAATAGGACCATATTTTTTATGATTATAGTTTCTTCCAATAACAATACCATTTGGTTTTAATAAACTAAAAGCCTTTATATACGCACTTTTCCAATCTACACTACTACTTACCAAACCCATACTTACAATATCATATTTCTGATCAGTTTCAAAATCATCAAAATACATTTCATAAGTTTTTGAAAAAGGACAGTTATTTACAAACATTTCTTTTGTAATAACTTCTTTAAGATTATCTTTATCGAAATATCCCTTATTCCAGTCAACTTGTAATCTAACTTTTTCTTGCTCCCAAGGATCTAATGCATAATAATCAGCAGTAGGAAAATCCTTGTACAAATAACTAAAAAGTCGCCCATTAGCTGCACCCACTTCAAGTATACTAGTGGTAGGTGTCATATATTTTTTTACAAGATCCATTTCTTGTATGCTAATCCATCCCTCTGCAATCATCTCAGTTTTGCAATCTTCTTTTTACTAATAACAAAAGAACCAAACTCAACATCAAGCACCTCGTATTTTCTCATTGCTTTTCTTGGTGTATCTTTACCTCTTGGGTCAGGAAGTTGTACAATATTTCTACCTACAATATAACCATCATCTTTAAGCATACTAAATGCTTTCTTGTAAACATCTTTCCATCTTATTTCAGGATTGTTCATGCCCATACTAATAACATCAAACTTCATGTCTGTTTCAAAATCTTCAAATGGCATATCGTAGCAGGTTGCAAAAGGAATATTTTGTTTTAATCCTTCATGAGTGGCCCTATATCCTCTATTACCATTATCAAAATATCTTTTAGATTTGTCAAGCTGTTTATATACTTCACGTTCACTCAACGGATCTACAGATACATAGTTCCAGTTAGGGTGTTTCCAATACAAGTAATCAAATAATCTGCCAAATGCACTTCCTGTTTCCAATATATTTCCAGTCTCGGGTAACATCCATCTACTAACTAGTTCACATTCTTCTCTACTGATCCATCCATCAAGTAAAGGTGCTTGGTTATCTCCAAAGTTACTCATACAAACTCCTTATCAACTTCCACCAATGACTGTTCCTGTCTGCCATTAACTCATCCCAATCGACTGCTAAGGCAAGTTGTAAATTAACTCTAAGATTATTATTGTTAAAAACAGCATGAGGAGATTGTGTATCAATCATTACGGTAGTATTTATTGCTCCTCCAGTTGTATGCACAGGTGCATAATCGTCAGTTAATGGATGCAATATCACAGTTTGTCTGTCAAATCTTGGAGAATCTGTATGCCAGTCTTGCACCATGTTTGGATACATTTTCATTACACATGCACGAGGCATATGTCTAAACTCAGTTTGACCAAAATGCAAAGAACTATTTGTTCCAGTCTGTGTATTTGTATGGTTGACAAAAATATCACTGTCAACTAAAGAAAGCAAATGCTTTTTTTCTTCTTTTGTAACAAAGTTAGGCAACTTTAAAAAACTCATTTTCGTTCACCTTGCTCTATTTTATTTAGACCTTTATCGGTTCCTCTTTGATCATATATGCCATCTATAAGAAGACGTAATGGCGTTCTAATACCATATTGGTTAATGCCGTGTTTTCCTTCATCAATCCATCCGACATGAATACTATCACTTTCTATAAGACCAAAATCTTTACAAACTTTTGTATACAGGTGTTCATAGTTACCCCACCAATAATCAACACCAAAGGATTTTATCATTTCTACACCAATCCACATATCACTTACATTAGAGTAGTCAAAGTCATTCATAATACTTATAGGTCCATTAACACGTTCGCGGGTATATCTTATTCCTATACGTTGACTGCCCATTCCAAAGGCTTTACTTAGACTTACACTAACACTTTTTACAGCAGGATGCGATACATCAAAATCAAAGTTTCTACATTGTCCAAACCATGCACCATCAATGTGAACAGGTATGTCATTATCTTGACAATGGTCTAATAGTTTATCAAAATCTTTGTGATGGTTAGTGGTAATACAACTTGGATAACTAGCAACAAACACATTACCAGGTTGTAGTTCTGTATAATCTTCTATTTGATTTACTTGAAAATCAGTAAGACGTCTGTGGTATTTGTATTCGCCTTTATAAGTTGTAATATTTTTTCCATGCAGTTGATGAAGTTCGTCAAGTTGATGTGTTGTGCCTATAATAGCGTCTTTTCTAGTAAAAGAATCAAGATTAGTATATTTGATTCTCTTATGTCCTTTAATCCATTGATCCATATAATCTAAAAACTTGTCTTTATATGCATGAGGATTTTTTGGATAATCTTTCATATCCAACTGTGCTCTAAATTTATTAAACATACTTACAAACATAGGACGTTGTCTACGTGTACCTAAATGTTCTAATGTTAAATCTTCGTATTTTATATCCATTTTTCTACTACTGCATCTAACTTACAAGGACATGCTCTATAATCACAAATAATAGGATCTTTGGGCAATGTATATGTACCTGTTTTGATATTTCCTAAACTGCCGCCAACACCTTTTGTACACCTTTTTACATTACCATCAGGTTCTACCATAAGTCTGCGTATGCCTGCGGTGCAAGTATAACCTTCAAACTTGTGCAATCCTTGATCTAGAACTTTCATAAAACGCATAGGTTCTCCGTCAAAGTGCAAGTTTTGAGGTATCTTCCAATCAATACCAAAAGGTTTCATTTTATGCCAACTGTTGTTTTGTATCCATTCACGTTGTTCATCTGTATATTCAAAATAACTTGTACCGTCAATACTAGTTCTTGTGAACTTTGGTGTTATTTCTACGTCGAGATCTTTTAGTCTTTCATATAATGCTTTTGCTCTTTCGTAGTTATCAGGAACAATCATAAGAGGAATACTAACACTTGCCTTGTGTTGCATAATCTTTGCAACTTCGTAAAAATGGTCATCATTTGCTTCTTCAGCATGCCAACTTAAAAATACAAATGCTTTTTGTGTTTTAAACTTTTCCCAGTATCTTAAAGTTCTACTAGCATTTGTTGCATATTCTACAAATACATCTTCATCACTTATTGTATCTACAAAGTCTTGGAACTTAGGCCATACAGTTGGTTCGCCGCCTAATACTTCCACATAGATGTATTTGTTTTGTTTTTTTACTTCTTTGATTAAATCTATATAAGGTTGCCAATCTGTCGGCCATCTATAACTTCCATCTCTATGATAATCATTACAGTAAGAGCAGTTAAAGTTACAAACATTATGAACAAAAAGAGTTAGTACACAGCAATCAAGATTTTCATTTGTTATATGCATCAAATAACTCCTTGTACTGTGGTACAATATCTAAGATATTTTGCTTACGTATTTCATCTAACTTTACAGTAACGTCAACAAACTCTTCTAGCCATGTACGCCCACTCCAACACATTCCATCAGAATAATCTTCGCTCATCATAAACTTGATAACACCGTTAGCTATTTTAGCAAAATCTTTTTTAACTTTTTCATCAAAATCAGTATCATTTATCCAATCTATGTGTTCTTGATAATATTCGGCTACTTGATCTTTTAAATACTGAGGTAAAACTTTGACGTTATAATATTTTGGACTATGACACATATGATGAGATACAATCGGGCGTGAGTCTGATATAGGATTGAATCTTTCTAATCCACTCTCAGTTAACTTCCATTTCATAAACTCTACAAAATGAAATACATTCATAGGTGTGACAGTAAATGCAAACCATCCTTTGAGATTTATATTTGGATTTTGATCAATCTTTAACATGTTTTTATAAACTGCATCAAACTTTGCAGGTGTGCGTTGATAGTTAAACACATCTCCTGTGCCATCAATACTTACTCCTAGCCTAACTTGTTTAAAGTTCTCCCACATCTTGATTAATCTATTTGGAACATTTGTAAGATTAGTGTTATATTCTAAACGCATGTCTTTTGCTGTACCATTAGCAACAATACGTTCTAAACTTTCAAAATGCTCATCAATAATCAAAGGTTCGCCGCCCACAATGTAAAGTTTTTTTGCTTTTGCAGCATACTTTTCAAAGTTATGCCAATACATATTATTATTTTGGAACCAATCATACTGATCAGTGTAATACTTTCCTTTTTCATTTTTTACAAGTTGTATTTTTTCATGCGTATCTTTATAGTGTGTCCTGCCTGTTAGTTTTACATGATCTTCGTACCATTTGTGACTATCAGTAGGACCACACATACGACACTTTAGATTGCAAAAGTTACCATAACGTATGTCAACAAAGTTAATATCTTGTTTACTTACATCTAATGTTCCGTCTTCGTCTGTGATTTGCACAGCTTTTTCATAATCAATGTGATTACCAAACCAGCGTTCCCAATCTTCTTTTTCGTATTCTCTACGACTACGAATACCGTTTAGTTCTTCTTGTCTACAACGCTCACATTCAGGATGCCATTCGCCTTTGAGCATAGCAGCACGTACTTCTTTTAAAATAGGTGCATTACGTGCTTCATTCCAGTCGTCTTTACCAGCATTATATGTTTCGCCATTTTCTTTTTTCATAATACCACGCTGCGGACTATAACTATTTGTGTTACAGCAAATACGCAAGTCGCCGTTATTACGTAGATTTATACTGTTCCAAGGCAAAGGACAAAATCTACAATCACTCATAGACTATCTCCTGTAATAAAGGAAATACTTCACCAAACTTTGTTTCCCAGCCACGTTGTTTGTTAATCAACTGTAAATATTCCTTTGTTTCTGGTAATCTAGCACTCCAATCCTCTGCATTCATAAAGTTGATTATACCTTTATACCTTTTTAATCCATATGGTGCTTGCAAGAACTGTTCCTTTGTTACTCCTGCTTCTTTCACTCCTGTAAATCTTTCCCAGTTTTCGTCAACCCAAGGATAAAACTCATTTTCGTATTTGTCTGTAATTTTCTTTTTTATATGTTGAGGCAAAACTTTTACATTTAGTTGCGGAGGCCAATAAGCAAAGTGCATATTAACACCACCTGCACCTAGAGGCCATTTGTTTATCTTCTTAAATCCTTGGTTAACTTTCCATTGTATAAACTCTGGAATATATCCAATGTTTAATGCCATGATAGTTGTAGCAGTTGTAACTTCAACTTGTGGTGAAGTGTTATCTAATTTATGGAAAACTTCTTCTTGGTGTTCCCATTGGCTAGGATATCTAATATAATCATTGTGTTCGCCGGCTGCATCAATACTATAATGAAATCTAACTCTTTTAAACTCGGCCCATAGGTCAAACAAATCGTCACGCCATTCTACTGCATTGCTATTATACCGTAACTCAATCTTTTCAGCATAGCCACGCTTAATACATTCTTCAAGTAAATCATAATGTTCGTCGATGATAAGACTTTCACCGCCTGCAAAATACAACTGATAAAGGTTTGGTACTTGATCATACAAGTCTTGCCAAAAACGTGGATTGTTTTTGTGCCAATTATAACTTGCACCATGATTTCTGCCTTTGTTATCCCACTGACTTGTGCCTTTTAGTTTTTCGTTTTTCATGTTTGGATACATTTGTTGCCATTCTTTGATCCACCCACTACTATCATGTGGACTACACATAACACAAGCAAGCTGGCATTTTGTGCCCATTCTAAGGTCAATATATCTAATCTTTGTAGGAATAGTTCCATCTTCATCAGTTTCAGCAGCAAGTTTTTCTAAGTCATATCTGTATCCCCAATACTGACTTTCCCAGTTACGTTTAGACAAATGTCCTGCATCTTCTTCTTTGTAACACTTTAAACAACTTGCAGGTTTTTCTCCACGTAACATCATTTTACGAACGTTACGCATATATGCACTATTCCATGCATCTTCTAAACTTGTGTGATTAAAGTTTGCTGGAATACCATCATCGTTTTTTACAACACCAACTTCGCCGCCGCCAACTTTATTACTACTATCAGGGTCTTGTACACTACTAGCATTAGAAGTACAACAGGTTCTCATTTTGCCGTCTGGTCTGCTAGATAGGTGTAACCATGGCAGTGCACAGAATGTAGGGGATATATTATCAGTCATTTATTTTATTTTTTACCATTTCGTATATGTCTGGATTGATATCTTTAAACTTAATACCTTGAAAGTTATCTAAAATATCAATACTTTTTGCCAAAGTTTTGTATTCTGGTTCATACTTATCATTTGCTAAAACAAGTTGTTCAAAGTTAGCGCCTATACCCTTGTTCATTTTTTCTTTTCTTTCATTTATTTCAAGCTGATATATTGACAAATATTTAGGACGCTGTAAAGGATTGCACCAGAAAGATATTCCATAAGTTTCGCAAAACTTTTCTAGTTTATCTATCATGTTAAAGTTAAGTATATTTATCGTAGCTGTATTACTCAAAATTATATTTTTACTTCTTTCTTTAAGTTGAACCCATTTTTGCACATTATTTTCAATCTGCTCCCAACTTATTCCATATCGTAAACACTCAGCCAACGAGCCAACTGCATCAAGACTAAAACTTATTTCACATTTTTTAAACATCAAAAGTTTATCTATTAGTTCTTGTTTAGGAAAAATACTTCCATTTGTATTAATGAATAAGGATACTTTACTCACATCACAACTATTATACAGTTTTTCAAAAAACTTGTCAAGATGTTTAGCGTAAAAAGGTTCTCCTCCTATAAGCCTTATACTTTCTATACTTGACAGATCTGTTTTATTCCAAACCTCAATGAACTTATTTTGATATTGCTTATATGTTACATTTGTTCTGTTTGTAAACAAATCAATATCATTTTCGGCAAAATCATTTATAACACTTTTTGCACTACCCCATTTACTACTGGCTGCTGGACCGCACATCCTGCACATCATATTACATGTATAGTCAATACTTATTTCTAGTTCAACAGTAGAACCTGTGTCCTGTGTAAGAATATTGTTTTCCACAAGATAGTTTCCATATTGACGTCTACTTTCACGCCCAGATTCCTCATCTTCTTTGCACATCCAACAACCGGTTGGCCACTTGTTTTCTTCTAAACTTTTTTGAATATATTTAAAATGCTTGCTCTTAGATACTTCATCTAAACTATCTACTTCATACAAATATGGTGTATCACCTGTATACTTACAACATGGCAAAATTTTGCCATCCATGTCTACCATGCTTCTTCCATTGTATGCATAAAAACAATTCATACTTTCTCCAACATATAACTAGCCCAAGGATATCGATCTAAAAACTTTTCATTACATTTATAGTCCCAAATAGTAAGAGCATAAAGTTTTAAATCTTTACAATCTTTTATTGTAGGCTGTGCCGTTTCATACATCACCTTTTGTTGAAATGCATACCAACGCCTATTAGCATTTACAAGATTCATATTTACAAATGATTTGTAAAAATCTTCTCTTACGTTTTCTGGAATAAATCTAAAGTTCATAAAATCAAAGTTTTCTATTTCATTGTAATGAACTTTTGCTTTTGGAAACTGATTAGCCCATGCAAAAAAGTTATGTATATCTAAATAGTTTAAAATGCCGATGCACGGATTAATACTTACATTACATTTACTATTGTAAAACTTTATAAAGTTGTTTTCAATACTTTTCCATTTACTAGGGTACCGTTGGTATTCTAGTGTGTCTTTGATTCCATCAATGCTACAGCACAGCCAAGGATTTCTAAATTTTTCAAGTGCTTCTAATATTCTCGGTTTTGCAGATGTTACATTTGTAATAAACTCTACTTCCAAGTTTGTTTTACCCATTTCAACTAGTTTTACTAAAAACTCTTCAACCTCGGGCATTAAGAAAGGTTCACCGCCTGCAAATCTTATCTTTTCTAAATGAGGCAACTTTAACACCATTTCAAGAAACTTGGTTTGATCAGGAACAGGACTAGGAATATCTTCAACTAATGGCGTGTGTATACCCTTGCTTTGGAGTTCTAGTCCTAACTTTACAAGTTGATCTGTTTCTTGAGGCTGACACATTTTACATTGCAAGTTGCACTTATTACTTAATCTAATGTCAACAAACTTTATCCTGGGTTCAGTTTCTGTGCGCATGTCATCAAAACGCCAACTGTGATTGTATTTTTCTTCTGCTATCCAGCAGTTTTCGCAAGCAGGGTGTTTAATACCTTTGTCTAAACTTTTTCTTATTTCTTTAAATGCTTTATGTTTTTTATAATAATCGTCTAGTTTTGTAACATCGCTCCAGTCAACTTTATAGTTGTCTAGATTGGTTTGCATACAACAATGTGTAATATTTCCAGTATTAAAGTATATACTGTTATAAGTTTTTGCGCAATGTAAAGACATACAGTACTTATTTAAACTGCTCTCCGAAAGGGTCAAACTCGATACCACATTTCATGCTACAAACTTTAAGTTTGCCGTTATCACAACCTTTTATATTCCAACTGGTTTCAATATTATCAAAGATGCCAGTTTCAAATACTGCTTTTAAGCCGTGTGTTTTAGCATTAAGTACATCTTTGCCTCCAGCGGCATCTATGAAATGCCATACTTGTTCAGTTTTAGGATCTTTATGCCACCATTTGTACATACGACCAGCAGTCCAACAACAAGGCATTGCAAGACCTTCTGCTGTTATAAACAAGTTGCCTTCGTCTTTAACCTTACACTTAATAGGAACAACATCATAATATGAATCCATACTACCATATTTTTCTAACAACATATCTTGTTTGCTTAATGCTTTATTAAGATACTTTTTTTCAGGCTTTTTTAGTTCAGCAGTTTTATTACCTTTTTTATCAACTGCTTGATGAGATTCTTTTTTATCGCTTTTTGCAGTTACAAATCTTCCTGTTTTCTTTGCTTGGAATCTTTCAAAACCCATTGCCTTACTAAGTTCTTCTGCTTGTTCTACTTGATGTTGGTTATGTTCAAATATTAAGAAGTCCCAACGTGCTCTGCCTCCGGCAGCAATAAAACTACGCATTGCACGTTCTACATTGTCCCAGACAACACCCTGCCTGTAAATATGATTAGTGTCACTAAGACCATCCACGCTGAAAATAACAGTGCCCATCCTGCCAAAGACTTGGGCAAGTTCACGCCACCACGTTTCATCTCTTGCTCCTGCATTTGTGTTCATAGAAAGCCAAATATCTTTGTTCTGCTCTCTAAAGTATTTGAATATTTCTAGTGTATCTCGTGCAACAATAGGATCGCCTAAGTTACCACACATGTACATAGTTTTTAACTGCTTGATAAAGTCTGGTTCAAAGATGCGTTTACAATCTTCCAGTGTAAGCTCGCTCAAATCAATATGAGGATTAACTGCACCTCCGTTTTGATTACGATCACACATTGGACAACTAGCTTGACAGTTTTGTGTGTTTTCTAAATGTATAGTTCTAATATCTTCATACTTGTACATCGTTATCAATCCAACTTTCTAGTTTGAGTAAAAAAGTTTTATGGTGTTCCTCCGGTAAATGATTACATTGATTATCGTTATAATCTAGTTTTTTGCCTAAAATATCAATCATAGGATCCCACACATCTATATTATCATGCAACTTAATCCTTCTTAAATCAATTTTTTCAAAGTTAGGAACAATCAATATTTTTTCATACATACCTGCCATTAGGTTAATCATACCTATTGTTTTTGTAGTTTCTCTCATTGCATATCTTGGAGCAACATTTCGAAAAAAGATTCTTGAAAACCCCTTATATCTTAAATATGGACTTATAGTTTCTTTCAACTCTTTGTCTTTTAACCAAAACCTAGGGGGTTCAACTAACCATTTTGCTAGAAACTGATGATTTTGTTCAAAAAATGACCAGTTTTGTCTCCACGGATCAGTAAGAAAAAAAATCATTACTGTCGACTCTCCGAAAAGGTTATCTTTAACAGCACGGCCTAGTTGCTGCAGAGACCAATCAAGACTGGTACCATCTCGTGCAAAGTTGTGTACTTCATATTTATTTTCTAACTTTTCAGGCCAAGTAAAATTATATATTGTTGTGTTTTTTTGAGCCCAACTGTCGCCAAATATAACTACTCTTTTAGATTTATTCATCATATAGTAACCTTATATCTTTACCAGGACCAGTCTTACTTGGTAAATCACCATATTGTTCTATGTACCACTCGATTACAGCCTTATACCAGTTTTGACTATTATGATGTGCTTTTTTGTTAAACTGCCAAATATTATTATTTGTTGCTTGCATTGTGCTTAAAGCTCTGGCACTTTCTTTTTGTAACTCTCTTAAACTTAAATCTTCAATCATGGACGTCCTATCAACATAAATCTTTTATAACCAGGTAACTCTAGTTCTCCTGCATATTCTAATCTAGACATAGGAAATCTTTTTTTCATATGATCAATACTGTGTACACATTCAACATGATCTTCATGCTCAAACAAGTTATTTGTTTGTATAACAAATAATGGATCAGACGGTAATGGTCTATATTTAAACTTGTAATACCATATGTGATCCATGTGTTCTGCACTTGTGTTAATAATCAAGTTTGGAATAGTTTTTTCTTTATAACTAGTTTCTTTTTTGTAGTTTTTTACTTCGTATTCAACACCAGTCCTACTTAACCAAGGCATTACTGTTTCAGGATTTACATCATCGTCCCTCAAAGGTAAATCAAGTTCTGCAGATTTTACTTTATAATCTTCAATCAAATCAAGATTAAAAACATAATCACTTATTTCACAAGCTGTTTTGTCAATATCAAAAACACGCATCTTATCAAACTCAATACCTGCATTTTCTAAATATAATCTTGTTTGTCCGTACCAGCCTGCATGTACATGAATCATTTCAAACTTGTTTTGAATTTTTTCTAACTCTTGCGACATCCATATTTTACTTTTGACTTGACCTCTACTAAATGCATCAGCTAGATGAGTCATATCATATTCTTTGCGTCCATACTTGTGAAATATATCTAACAACTTTACATTTGGTAATCGTTTACGCATTACACTAACAGTTTCAACAAAATCGATTTCGTTGTCTTCTAATAACTTAAAATAAAAGTTAAATCTTGATAGTCTTTCGGTTGCATCGCCTGCATCTGATAAACACAAGTTCTTTACACTGTTTGCTTTATTATCGCTGAAATATACACTGATTAACTGATCTACAAATAACTTTGCAATGTAATCGTTTTCAAAGTCTAAATAATCTTGAAGTCCATATAACCAACTAGGCGGTTGCATCAAACTGCTCCTTTAACCAATCAAAGTCATTAATTTTTCTCAATGCTTCTATATTTCCTTTATTTTGTTCACCATATTTCTTGCCTGCTTTTGCACCGGCAATAGCATATGACCCAAACTTTCTATCTGCTCCAACATTTGTCCAAGTAAACAATCTGTCATCTGTTTCTTTATCTTGTTGTCTATCGATAACTTTACTACTTAGCTTACAACATTCTCTAAAAGCACTTTTCCAAGTTTCAAAAGGATCAGTATTAAATCCAGTTAACACACTCATTTCACCAACTGCTTTAAACTTGTCGCTTATACTTGTAGTCATATCAGGTTTACTTGTATCCATATTAATGGTAAGTTCTGTTGGAAATAACTTTACACCTCCATAACCGTAAACTAAATCGTTTACAGGATTAATGCTGCGCCATACATGAACTGTATCTTTGTCCCACTGTGCACACTGGTAATCAAACTTAAACTCATCTAAAACAATCGCATCGCCATCAACTATCCAAAACATATGAGTATCAACTTGCTTTGCTGCTTCAATATGCGCTTGGTGAATACCTTTAACGCCATGCACACGTTTTGCATTCGGAAAACGTGTTAGCAGTCTTTGATAGTTTTGATCTGCAAGTTTTTCTTGATAACTAATAAACACAATATCATAAGGCAAAGGTGTGCTTATAACTACAGGAACTTCTTTCTTTGCAGCAATAAACTTGTAGTCAAACTCACGTTTACTAAACTTGCTTTTCTTACTACATAGTACAATACCATCGTGATACTTTCCATTCAAATATACATGATTGATTTCTCTGTTATAAGTTTCGTCATGTGTAAAATATGTGTCAAACTTAAATCTGTCGGTTGGATTTACATAATCTGGTATAATCCAAAACATTTCTGTTTTGCTGTTTTCAAGAGCATTTAAATAATCTTCATATGTCTTAGGATAGAATATGTCATATTTTAAAGGACCACTTGCTTTAATATTCCACTCTTTTGCATTTACTAAAAACCTGTGTTCTATTTCTTTTTTTGTTACAGGTGTGTGTTTACTGAGTAAAAACAACCCGTTTCTTTTATCATCACAATGTATAAAGTTATGATTTGTTTTTCTGTCATATGTATTATCGTGCGTAAAATATAAGTTCGGAATATCTGCTTTTATATTTGCACTACTCATCCAAAACATTTCAGTTTTGCTATTATCAAGTGCGTATAGATAATCTTCATAACTATCAATATCAAATACATCATACTCAATAGCAGTGCTACCTATGATGTTCCATTCTTTGCGATCTACAATATGTCTAAACTCTACTTCTTTTTGTGTTAGGGGTCGATGCTTGCTGCAAAGAAATAACCCGTTATACAGATTATTATCTTGCACCCTGTGAATAAATGCATGATTACGTTTTCTATCATACTCGTTATCATGTGTAAAGTATATATTAGGAATATCTGCTTTTATATTTGCACTACTCATCCAAAACATTTCAGTTTTACTTTCCTCTAGTGCTTGTAAGTATTCATCATACGAGTCAATCTCAAATACAGGATATTCTATTTCTTGGCTTGCAACAATATTCCATTCTTTTGCATTTACAATAAATCTATATTCTATTTCACGCTCTGTAACAGGCGAATGTTTACTAAACAAAAACAAACCATTTCTTTTATCATCACAGTGTATAAAGTTATGATTTGTTTTTCGATCATACTCGTTGTCGTGCGGAAAATATAAATCAGGAATATTGCTGAGAATATTATTACTATCTCCCCAGAACATTTCAGTTTCACTATTTTCTAATGCTACAATATAATCTTCATAACTATCAATAGTAAAAACATCATACTTTGTTTTTGTGCTACCAACAGTATCGTTGTGTTCTATTTTGTTGACTAAAAATCTGAAGTCTATTTCTTTTTGTGTAGCAATCTTATTTTTGCTACACAAAAACAGTCCGTTATATGCGCCAAACTCGGTTATCCAAGCATGATTTTGTTTACGTAACTGAGATTCATGATGTGTAATATAATAAGAATTTACTAGTTCTTTATTATGTTGTATATTTTTTGAACTTACCCAAAATAGTTGTGTACTACTGTTTTCACTTGCAAACAAATAGTCATTGTAGGTATCTACATAAAATAAGTCAAACGGCTTAGGAACACTTGCTTGTATATCAACTTCTTTACGATTTACAAAAAACCTATGCTCAACTTCTTTTGAAGAAATATTTCTAGTTTTTGGAATCAATGCTATTCCATCATAATAGTTTCCATTCTTAAAAACATGAACATAATCTTTGCTCCAGTCATCAACTTCATAGTCAAAGACAAAGTTGTCATCGACTAACAAGTCATCAAAAACTAGATAGTAAAAATCCGTAAGTGCTAAATTTTTTGCTTGCTCGATGTCTTTGGCAAACTTCAATAAAGGCAAACGTTTTTTTAATATGCTGTAATCTTTTGTTTTTTGTGGCGAAATATATATAATATCGTACATTATGTCCAGTATATAGCAAATAAGAAAGGTTGTCAATATTTATGTAAAGATAAATATGTTATAAGGAGATTTCTATGAGTTTTTCAGAAGGTGCATCATATAGAATAAACATCATGGGCGAAGACAGCTCAATGATTTTGGATAGCTACACAAGCAGAGTGAAGGCAACGATTGTTGGTGCAGATAATACTGTTTTAGTAGACAAAGACACAAATACTATCCTTGCAGATCTGAGTGCTAACATAGTAGACACAGACGGAAATGTTGCATACAATACGTCTACCAATACATTTTCTGGTAACTTACAAAATGACGTTGGCGGTATTGCATTTAACAAAAATACAGGCACGTTCTTTGGTAATTTTAGAGGTACATTTAGAGCCCATGACGGCGATGTAATAATCAACCACGAAACAAAATCTCTTTATGGTGGGTTACAAGGCGACCTATATGATGTAAACGGTGTTAAAGTTTACGATCATGCCACAAATACATTTACCGGAACCTTTGTAGGAAATGTTACAGGTAATGTCACAGGTGATGGTAGCAACTTAACTAATGTAGATGCAGATTCTTTAAATGGATTAGATCCTACTTACTATCTGGACTGGCGTAATATAACAAATAAGCCTACAAATGCAGCAGAATACGGTATCGAAGGAGCAACCGTTACCGATTTTGACGATTTAGAAAATACTCCTACAACACTTGCAGGATACAATATTATAGATGGTGCAACTAGACAATATGTCGACGATGCGGTTGCAGATGCAAGACCTACTCAACTAACCAAACCCAACGGCGAGACAGTTGTTGATGTTCCTAATAGCAGATTCTATGGTACTTTGATTGGTGATATTTTAAAACCAGATGGTACACCTATATTCGAGGATGGAAATATTAGTGCAACTATTAAAGGAGCACAAGTAGTTGATTTCCAAAATACTGTAGTTCTTGATGCTCAGAGTAAAACATATCACGGTAATATACATGCAGCAGACGATAGTTTACTTCTAGACTATACCGACAGATTGTTCATAGGTAAACTAGAAGGTGATGTTTTTAGCAGGACAGGTTTACTTATTGATGCAGAAACAGGACTAGCAACCCTTAACCTCAAAGGTAATCTAATAAACAAATGGGGTGCCTATGCGTATGATATTAACAATGACACATTTTCAGGTACATTTAGCGGTTCTATTGTAGATAGTTCTGGAGATGTTGTTATTGATACAAATGCTAGAATATATCTGCCACTGAGTGCTAACATTATTGACGAAGATGGTTTGGTTGTATACGATAATGTTACAAGAACTTTCAATGGTAGTTTTATTGGTTCTTTATCAAATCACGATGGCGAAATAATAGCAAACAGTTTAACAAAAGATTTTTATGGAAACTTCAATGGTAACGTTTACAACACGTTAGGAAATACTATTGTAGATGCAGAAGCAGATATTTTCTACGGAACATTAAGAGGGTTAACAGCAGGAACACTTGTACACGACGAAACATTAGAAACAGTATTTGATATTACTGAATCAAGATTCTATACAACTGTAACTGCACCTACATTCAGAGGATCTCTTGCAGGTGATTTAGTTGATTCAGATGGTATTGCTGTAGTAGAATATGCAACAGGTAACATAAATGCAAATGATATTAGAGGCAACCTGACTGGAAATGTTGTAGGTAATGTTACAGGTAACTTAACAGGAAATCTCTTAAATAACGGTGGTACCACACTAATTGACGCTGTCAATAGTACAATAAAAGGTAGCATAGTTGATTTTCATGGAAATGTTGTAATCAACCAACAGACAAAAAGAGCAGATCTTTCAACAGTGGTTACAGGTACATTAGATGCACAGCTAGTGGAAACTGATGCTGTAAGCATTAGTGGTAACATTAGTATCAATCAACCAGTAGACGGTCATGCTCTACTTATTAATGCAGTGCCGTTAACAGGCAGGTTGCATTCGCACGATATGGGTATTATTATAAAGAAATCAAATGGAACATACGATGATCCAACACCCATTAATGCAGGAGATCACATTAGTGCAATAGGATTTGGCGGAAGAACACAACACGCTCCAGACGACGACGATCCAGGCTGGACTGATTACGACTATCAAGTTGCAGGTAGTATTGGATTTAGAGTTGCAGCAGATGCAGACACTAGCAGTGAATGTATGCCAGGCGAGTTTGTATTAAGTGTATGTGATTATGACGGTAATCGACAAGAGCCTGTATTAGTAAATGCAAATGGCGAAATGACAGCTAAAATAAAAGATCTTACAGTGGTAGGAGAAACAGGAAACACACCTGCAAGTTCAGCAGCACCAAGCGAATGGTTAGAAATCACTGTGAACGGCAACACTAGATACATGCCTCTTTACACTTGACACACAAACTAAAACCATAGTATAATAATAAAATGGATTATATGTTGTATTACAACAATGTTCCCGGTAAGGGCCGTTGTAGAAATAACTTGATTTATACCAGTTTAATAAATGCAGACAAGACAGTGTTTTGTCAGCACTATTGGAATGATCCATCATACCACAAAGGCATGAACAAAGTGGTAGATCCTAGTCTCATGCAAGAAAAGTGGAACAGAGATCTCAAGTTTAGCAACATCATGTTAAACAACAATCCCACAGTTGTACCTAAGCTGGCTAATGTTGATTTGAAAAACAAAAGATTGTGCTGGCGCATACAAGGTGTAGACTTTTGGGAACGCACAGGCTGTACACAGGACTTTGATAATGTATTAAAAGACTGGCAAGAACAAATGCTGGACATTCTAGCAGCATACAGAAATCTAGGTATTTGGAAATACAGTTTGCATCCAAGCAGTTATTTTGTAGTTAATGGCAAACTCAAAAGCATCAATCACTTTTTTTGCTATGAAGACAACGAACCTGAAATATGCATTGCAGATTGCTTGTCGCACATCAGTGAAGATAGACTATCACAGTTGATGCCTATGGTAAATGCAGCAGGATTGGATTTACACAAGCCTGTGCCATTTGCAGTATTAGGACAACTGGCGCTTGATAGCTTTGCAGATAGCTATCCTGCAGATTTTATTGCAAAGGCCAAAGAAATATATGTATAGTGTAAAAAAATACAATCCTATGTTGGATTTAGATGATTTTTATGCAGAAGCAGCCCGTAGAGGTTTTGAAAACAACAGCAATAGACAAGTATTAGCAGAAAGTTTTGCACATTTTGATGCAAGCAGCGTTTGGCTGTTGTATTGGAATGACAAACCTATGGGCAGTGTAGCAGTGCACAGTTTAGAAGAACTACCACTAGGTGATGCATATCGTATTGGTGCAAGAACTTGTTTACTTACAGGTATAGATCCACATGGTAGATTGTTTACACGTAATCAAATTAAAACACATCAAGGTCCTGCTCCACAAATATTATTACCAGTGTGCATGGAATGGGCAGGATTAGACAAAGATTTGTATATAAGCAGTAACGATAGTCCAGTTGCAACACAGCAGCATGTGCATAGATTTTACTGCCCACTGTTACGCAGCGTAGGTATATTGGAAGATCCTATTGAGTTGGATTATCGCAACGAGTTTCAATATTTTTGGCGAGTAAATACCAAAGAGTTTTACAGACAACTAGAAGAACATTGGTGGGACGATTGTAGAGCAGCTATGATTCAATGGCGTAAAGATTATTCAGGCGAAATCCGAACTCCGTGGGTGTGATACTTTTTAGTTCATCCATGTAATAGCGTTCTACTTCAAATGCCACACCTCTTGATGTTTGTTTGAAGTTGCTGATAATGCCTTTTTTGTTTGCCCAGTTGAGCCAAGGTGACAAATGTTTGTCAAATGCAAATCTAGGATTTTCACCACCTGGTGTAATCAATACCTTTTCTGCATCTAGCAAAGAGTTTTTGCGCAACAACTGTCTAATCACAAGTTGAAATCTAGTGTGTTCGCCAAAGTTGGCAGCACTGTGAGTTTTGCCTGCATCCATTAGATACACTTTGCCATCCGGTTCGAGAAAATAGTTGACATTGCTGTCTATGTCTATTAATGCAGCACAATCGCCTGTGATGTTAACATGATATCTATCGTCAATATCACTGTGTGCATAATAGCAAGTGCCCGATTCTTGTCGTATGATTCTTGCTTCGCCACAGAACGGCAGTTTGTCCAATAGATTGGCTACTGGAGTGCCGGAATATTCATCTTTGACTGTCCATTTATCGTAAAAGAAGTCACCTGTGGGTTTGTTTAGTGTAAGCCTGTCTACATCTCTTTCACAAATGCTGTGCAAGTATGCAAGCTCACTGTGACTTACTGAGTAAATCGTGTTTGCTATCATATTGGTATTTAGTCAATAAGTACAGTATGAGAATATTAATGACAGGTGCTACCAGTGATGTAGGCAGAGTTGTGTTTGATCATATTGCTCCCAATCATCATGTTGCTTGTATAAGCAGAAGCACAGGCTTTGACTTGAGATTTCCTGAAAAGAATCTAGAATATCTAGTACAAGACTATGATGTGTTTATAAATCTTGCAAACATTGATTATTTTCAGGGAGATGCGCTGTATCAAGTTTATGATGTATTTGAAAAACAACAAACTGATACGCCAAAAAAGATAATCAGTTTTGGTAGTTTGGTAACTGAACTGCCTATGCGTATTATTGTGGACAGTAACAATGCATACTACAATAGATCAAGAGAACAAAGCGAATACATAGGACAAAAACTTTACTTGGAAAAGGTACACAACGAGTGTGTACAACGACATTTAGCAGGCTACAGCAAAGATTATGCTATGCCGCAAAGTGTGTTGCTCAAACTGGGCAATGTGTTTGAAAAAAAGGAACGCAATCACGAGCCTTACACTACACAAGCACAGTTGTTGGAAGTAATAGACGCTGTATTACTAGGCTCAAACTATATTCCCACACTTGAAGTGCGTTGGAACTAGTAATGGTCTAGTAACCCAATGCCTGTACGATTTCTAAACTTTTCTGTAAACACACCATCAATACGCATACCATAACTTTGCTGCATCAGTCTGTCGCCACCATGCCAATCTTGGTCATTCCAAAATGCTGCACGACTGTTGATGTAAACTTTGCGTTCGGTTTCAGGATCCCAAATGTAAAATGGTGCTCTTGTGTTGGGTCTTATGTGTATAAACTCGTTTCTGTGGTCACTGTAATCTTGTATGCCGTTGCTACCGTCTAAATCTCTGTGTTCAAACGGAATACCATCATGTTCTCTGTGAAAAAACATAACTCTACCCAAATGTTCAAACACTTCACCTTGCAAACTTTCAACCCATTTTACAACATTAGGAAAAAACTCTGCTTCTGGCGCTAGATTGCGTTTTGCAGTTCTGTCATTCCAACTGCCTTCTTCCCACAAGAAGTAATAAATGTAAGGATCATATGCACCCATTGCCATTTTTAGATATCTTGTGAACTTGTTTCTTGTTTCATGATCTTTGATGTTGCAGTACAAGTCCCAACCACCTATCTTTACAGGATCATCGTCGGGCAATGCTAGGTATTCATCAAGTGCAGCAAATATAGGCTTCCAGTTTAATGTATAACTCATGTACTTTGGATCAAATCCTGGTTTCATCCATGTGCCTTCTTTGGCATACATCCTGCCTTCGGCAAATCCTCTGTATATTTCAGGTTGCAATCTATCAAACTCGTCAAGATCAACCCAAGCACTCATATCAATGTACGGCACACCGCCTATACCTCTAATCATAGCGTTTTCCTATAATGTTCATTGTAAACTTTTTTTGCAATCCAGCATTTACACCAGCGTGATAGTCTCTCCAACTGCCCCATTGATAAACATCTCCTGCTGTATATCCGTATGCACACTCGTTGCCTACAAAAAATGCATGTCCTGGTACGCTTTTTGTGATGTGTACATGGTATCTTTCTACACCGGGTTGGTCAAACACTGTTTCGTCGTCTTGAAAGTCATAGTGCAGTGGAGCATATTCTCCAGGATGTATAGCACTGATCCATGTGCTGATGTTTTCAATTCCAATCCAATCGCATACCTTGGTTACTACACTGTGTGGAAAGTTTTCTCCACTCAAATACATGTCCCAACCTACTGTACCACCAGCATCAGTCAACACATAGCCAGCATCATTCCACTGTTTGTGCATTCCGTTTGCGTTAGGATGGTCTGCTTGGTGATGTCCTGGTCCTCTTTTTACAGGAGGACAGTGCATGAGCTGCACCAACAGTTGTGTCCAGTTTACTGCATCACAGTTTCCTACATATCGCATCTTAACCCCACATAGTTGTATTGGAACTTGGGTACCATACTTGCGTTTACACCTGCATGATAGTCAGTGTAATGGTCCCACTGATACACACTGCCAACTGCATCGTTGTAACAAATACCATCTTTCACAAAAAATGCTTGTCCAGGATGCCACGGTGATATATTTGCAGTATATCTCACAACATCATCAAAGGGCAAATCTGCATCGTCTTGATGCCAATCCCAATGCCAGGGTGCTGTTTTGCCCGGCTTAACACAACTGATCCAACTTCTTATGTGTGTTGCACCTACATATTTTTCAAACAGTTGTGTTACACCCGGATCATAATCTTTGTCTGGATAAAAGTTCAACCATTCAATGCTGTTCATGTTGTAGCCAGCGTTCTTTAGATTGTTGAACATGTTTGTTACAGGCGGCACATCCGGCAAGTTTGCACTGCTGTTGTATCCTGCATCAATGTCTAACCAATCTACAAGGTTGTTCCAGTCTATTGTGTTGCATACACCAATATATTGCATATGGTATTTATATACCTATAAGTACAGTATGATAGATGTTGATCCAAAGTATAAAAAGATAGGCATAAGCATCAGTGGCGGAGCAGACAGTGCATTACTTGCTTGGATGATTTGCAAACAAAGCAGAGCACAAATGCATTTTGTTTATCAAATCCGCATGTGGAAGACTAGACCGTGGCAAGAATACTATGCAGATAGAGTTATACGTTGGTTTAGATACAACTTTCCGCATGAGTTTGTAGTACACAAGAACTTTGTGCCGCCTGAAATGGAAGAGCCACACACAGATTATATCACAGACGAATACGGCCAACAAAAACCAGGCAACAGAATCATACTGCGAGCACACAATGAGTACATTGCACACACTCAAAAACTAGATGCATGGTATGCAGGTGTTACACTAAACCCACCTGTGACACTAGAAGGAGAACTAGAAGACAGAAACACACCTAGTTATGAGAAACATAAAGTTATACACGGTGTAAATGTGCATCATCCTTTTGTGAATCATGCCAAAGATTGGGTGATGAGACAGTACTTGGACAACAACTTGCACGAACTGTTGAGACTTACTCGCAGTTGTGAAGGCGAGTTCGAAGGCATTGATTATACCAACTATCGCTATGGTGAAGATGTATACGAATGCGGCGAGTGTTTTTGGTGTAGAGAAAGAAAATGGGGCTTGGATAATGCATTCCAGTAAAACATTTTGTATGCATCCTTTCACAGGACTTGCAACAAGAGAAGACGGTGCTATCAAAGTGTGCTGTCGCAGTCAACCTATTGGTTGGATACAGAACGAAACACTGGAGCAAGCATGGAACAACGATGCTATGCGCAGTGTAAGAAAGCAAGTTCTCAACAATGAGATACCAGATGTATGCGTACCTTGCTTTGATTTAGAAGCACAAGGCGTAGAAAGTTTAAGACAAAGACATATTCGAGATAGTTTTCCTGATGCTAGAATAAACCTGTACCCAAATGCATTGGATAAACTTAACGACGACTATACTATGCCATTTGAGTTTCCTACTATTGAGATAAAAATCAATAACTTGTGCAATCTCAAGTGCAGAATGTGCAATCCACTGGACAGTACACAATGGAAAGATTGGGAACAAGTAGAACAGTTTTATGCAGAAGAAGGCAACTACCTAGTAGATGCTGTGCGCAAACTAGGACTAACACGAGCACCATACATTGGTCTGTTTGAAGACAGTGCAGAGTTTTGGAGCAACCTTGAAAAACTGTTACCATATTTCCGCAGAGTAGAGTTTGCTGGCGGGGAGCCACTGATGGATCCTAATCATTACAAGATATTAGACTTATTAGCAACACACGGTGAGAACATAGAACTAAAGTATGCTACAAACGGTACAGTAACGGGTATAAAGGGTGGAAGGACAATACACGACTACTGGCCCAAGTTTAAAAACATAGTCGTAAATGTAAGCATAGACGGTCTACACGATGTGTATGAATACATTAGAGGAAATGGTGTGTTTAGTGAAGTAGAAGAAAATATCAAAATCTTCAAGAGCTTTCCTAATGTTAAATATGTTGTAGGTGCTTGTACTGTGCAAGCAGGCAATGTCATGCAACTGCCCGATATTATTGACTACTTTTTAAACACCATGGGTATTGTGTTTTATTCACACAGAGTAAACTATCCAAATGTGTTAAGTGCGCAATGTTTGCCTCTGGAATACAAGCAAGTTGTTGTTGACCAATTAACCACAATGAAAGAAATAGTGCCAAAGTATCCTATTATGAGTGTGGATGATAGATTATTGCCAATAACACTACAACAAATACAGGATAATATCAACTTCTTAATGGCTAGAGACTTGAGCGACAAATGGCCACAAACACTGGAGTTCAATCACAGACTAGATGCAAGTAGGAATCAAAGAAAGTTTGAGGAAGTATGTTTAGGGTAGAAAATCGCTGGCCACATTATGCAGACAGTGTGAAAATAGAATGGAATCTAGGTAAACGCTGTAATCTAGATTGCACATATTGTCCTCCTGAAATACACGACTTGATAAGTCCACACACAAATGCAGGCAAACTATTCGACACTGTTGACGAGATAAGCAAAATACCAAATGCTAGAATCAGCTTCACAGGTGGAGAACCAACTGTGCATCCTGCTTTTGAAGATTTACTAGAGTATGCAAGACCCAAGATCAAATGGTTAAGTGTTACAACCAATGGCACAAGGACTACAGAGTTTTATGAACGCATACCTGTAAACTATATTGTGTTCAGTTTACACTTTGAGGATCCTCAGTGGAGTAAAAGATTATACAATATTATGAACTTTGCAACTGCAACAGAAAGTTTGAAGTTTCCAAAGGATTATCATATTGCACTAATGGCACATCAGGATCATATGAGTGATGTCAAAAAAGCAGCAGCATATCTAACAGGACACGAAATACCATACACAGTTAGAAGAATAAGATGGACAGAAAAGCACGATTGGTTTGACGATTTAAAATACAATCAAAATGACTTGGATTGGATAATGCGCAACACTGCAACTGCTCAACCCAATACACTGATAGACCAACACGAACTAAAGCACGCCAACGATGTAATAAAAGAACATCTAAATCAGTTCGAAGGATGGAACTGTATGGCAGGTATAGAAAGCCTAATGATAAACTGGGACGGTGAAGTACACAGAGCCACTTGTAGAGTAGGTGGAAGTTTGGGCAATATATACAATAACACATTTAAACTACCAGAGGAGCCTGTTGTTTGCACACGCAAGTGGTGTACTTGTGCCGCAGACATTAATATAACAAAATGGAAGTAGAAGCAATAAAACTAGCCAAACCCGAACCCATGACAGTTACATGGGATATAGGGCGCCGTTGCAACTTTGACTGTACTTACTGCGAAAGCAATAGACACAACACATACAGTGCACCTACAAGCTGGGAAGAACTGTTGCACACATATGAGTTTGTTAAAAACTACACAACGATGTACAACCAACCAAATGCAAACATCAACTTTACGGGCGGTGAACCAACTGTCAATCCTAGATTTTGGGACTTTGTACAACACATAAAAGATACCAGTGACTTTACAGTAGGACTTACCAGTAATGGCACATGGCCAGAAAAACACATAGACGCTATCAAACAAAATATTGTGGGTGTTACATTGAGTTATCATGCAGAAGCAAAACACTTCAGCAAACAAAGAACCATAGACAATGCTCGAGTGTTAAAAGACAACGGTGTATGGCTAACAGTTAATGTAATGATGCACACAGACCACTGGGCAGAATGTGTAGAAACAGTTGACATTTTGCGAGAATATGGTATAATAGTATTTCCTACTATTATTGGAGACGGTAACTTGGGCACAACAGAGTGGTTCAAAGACGGCGAAGGTGTATTGCGTAGAACAAGTCATCCTTACACGCAAGAACAGCAAGCATGGTTTTTTGACTACCACGGCATTGATGCAGACACACAGGAACAAATATTAAGTGGCAATCAAATGCCACGAGGTTGTTGTGGTAACAGAGACATACTGGGCAAGTGCAACAACTGTTGGAGCAAGATCAGTGCTGTAAACACAAACTTCAAAGGTTGGTATTGCAGTGTAAACAAACACTTTTTACACATAGACCAACACACACAAAAAGTGTATCATCATCAGACTTGCAAAGCCAAGTTTGAAGGCAGAGGTGCAATAGGCAGTTTACGCAACACAGATGGTATACTCAACTATGTGCTGGAAAACCAAGATAGAACTATTGTGTGTCCAAACAGTAGGTGCGGATGTGGCATGTGTGTGCCCAAAGCACAATCAAGGAGCGAATATGAAAGCATTACCAGACCTACCACTGTATGATCAAGTGACTTGGATATTCCAAGAAAGCAACTTTGATTACATAGAACTGGATTATCCTATGCTGAATATCAACCAGTTCAAAGCAGAAGCAGAACTTGCAGATGATTATTATGTAGATCACAGAGATGAAAGCACAGGCGAAGGCTCACACCAAGGGTGGCAGGCTTGCACACTGTACGGCATAGACACAGACAAAACCAATCACTGGTGGGTGTACGATTACGAACTGCCTCCTACACACGATTGGACAGAACTTGGCAACTTGTGTCAGTACATCAAAAACTTTTGGTTGCAGTTTCCTGCAGAGTTTATATACAGAAGTAGATTTATGAAACTTGGTGCAGGTGGTATGATAGACACACACAACGACAATCCAGGTGACATAGATTTAAGTGCATGGCACACACTGCAAATACCAATCAACACTGCAATCAATCATCCTGTAGGATGTGAGATGCGTGTAGAAAACACTGTTGTTCCATTTGCTGACGGAAAACAGTTTTTGGTAAACATTTTCAAAGATCACAATGTGCATAATCCAACTGACACAGATAGAATACACAATATCACACATGTTATTCCTGGCAGTATGCACACACTATTTGCAAATCTTGTTGTAAGGAGTTATAAGAAGCAATATGATAAAGTATCCAGGTAAGTTTCACAGCAGAGAAGACTTTTGTGTTGTTATTGTAGACGATACTCACAAGTACTCTGGCATTACAAAAGAATATGTTAAAAATCAAGCAGATTATACAATACAGAACTGTGTAGGTATGAACTTTGATGTGTATGTTACAAGAGATGAAGAACATACACTTGCTCAGTTGGACTACGAAAAAGCTGTTGTTATAAGTGCTGGCACAGAGTTTTTACACGGCGAAGATTTTTTTGATTCAATAAAAGGTGATTATTATCTGCTAGGACACCTTTTAGACATGGGAGATGCATATTTTCATTTACATGAACAATGCTATGTCATTAATTTAAAAATGTTAGACACAGAAATCGGACAAACAGAACACTGTACATATAACAGACAAGTAATACCTGTAAAAAGTGACGAAAACATTCATGACGATTATACTCCTTTATGGATAGACACTGGATATAAGTTTTATAATTATCGACACAAACTACATGGATGGAAAGTTATTAGCCATGGTATTAATAACGGACATAAGATGTATGCATTTAACGAGAAACAACGTAACTCAAAAAACTACATTTATCCAAACGGCACTGGCATAGATTATTTGCATAAAAGATATCATTACTCTATTACAGATTTAGTTTACAAAGAAAATACTGGTAGTGACAACTTACCAGACAGGGCAAGGAATTGTTTGGTTGCTGTTTTGCCTGCAAGCGGCAATATGTATGAGTACATAGGCAGACCTGATACTCATTACAAGTTTTTTGATCATTCACCTAAAGCAATAGAATACATTAAAGAAAAAACAAGTCATTTGAGTGCAGAATATCACGTTATTGATGTTATAGCTAACACAGAAGACTTTATCGAAATGATAGGATTTAACGGAGGACTTACATATATCGAAATGAGTAATGTTTTTTGTTTCGAATGCACTACTCCATTCTATAGCACAGAATATAGAAAACAAAAAGAACAGAAAATTATTGAGTTTGCAGATAATATTGGAGCAATGGTACACTTTGATCAACGAGCAGGAGATCTTAACTTGTTACCTTATTGGCACTACTAATTTGTTCACTTGGGGATACAAGTTTATCCCCACAAGTCCTAGCACAAGTATACAGTTTATTAATAGTCCAGTATTTTTGCCAAACGTTTTGATATTCTTTTCCGTTTACTATTTGTTTAATATCTTTTTCTAAAACATTTGTATTACCAAGATCTGCTAATAACTCCTTATACTGAGATTCAATATGTAATCGTATATCATCTAACTTAGGATTTTCATAAGGCTGATAAGGAATACTTGCCAAGAAACAACACGGAAAAAGGTTTTTATGGGCATCAATATAAACTTCTTTAGCATGTTTTGAATAACAAGAAATATTTGTATTGTCAACAAAATCTTGAATGTTGTTTATCTCATTGTCTGATAATTGAATATTATTTGCCTGTGAGCTAGGATATAAAAAATATTGAAAACGTATTTTACTGTCAAATACTGCAAAACTATCATCGAAAGCAAACCTACTACTGTGCTTCAAATAAAAATCTGAAAATCCATATGCTTTACTAAGTTTTTTTGCTTCAGTAATCTGATGTTCGTTATGTTTAAATGCTAAGAAACTCCATATAGCGTTACCCCCATTGAGCATAAAATGTTTTGCATGGGATAACACTCTATCATATGTTGTTCCTATTCTATACATACTGTGTGTATCGCTTAAACCATCTATGCTAAAGATAACTTTATGTTTTTTTGGTAAGCATGAAACTAAACTTTGCCACCAAGCTGGTGTATGCATACCTCCATTTGTGTGTATTTCCACACTTAGATTGTATTCTTTAATATACTGCAATATTGGTAATATGTCTTTACATATCATTGGATCTCCAAAGTTACCACAAATATAAAAATGTTCTATTGAAGATATAATTTCTTTATGAAATACTTTTTTAAAATCGTGTATCGTCCAATCTGCTATGCTAATACGACTATTTTCCAATCCTCCATGCCAGTTGCGATCGCACATAGGACACGATGCCTGGCATCGATTTGTAAGTTCTATATGTACAGTTTTTATTTCTTTAAATGGTATCATATAATGCTTTCGTCCTTGCTTTGGGTGCACATACACCGCACCAGCATGATTTCTTTTTACACACTATTGTGTCAGTGGTGCCTAGCCTGTCCAATATTTCTTTTGTGTTGTTAAGTGTACCAATAGGGCCTATACCACCGTCCCAGTTCATTCTACAGTCTTTGTTGGTGTAAACCATTTTGCTGTGTTGTTGCACATATAAAAAATGTTTGTCTACACTACAATGCCACCCTTCAAAACGATTTTCAACTTTGTCCACAGTGCATCCATCTGCACAAAGTTTTGCTCCACCGCAACAAGCTCTTTTGTCACTGGTGTTAAATCCACGAGTGATTATAGCCAACAATTTTTTGTTTAACTTGGTAGGAGATTCTCCACGCAGGTATTTTACTTGTTCAGCATTGTAGTTGAATCTAAAATCTAACCAATGATGATCTATTTCTCTCAAGTGGTAAGGCACATTTGATTTTTTGCACCACTCAACCATAGCTACACATTTTTCCCAATGCTTTGGATGCATCATTATGTTGACTTGAAACTGTTTGTTAGCAACTTTTAATCCCAATACATTGTGTTTGAAAATCTTTACCTGCTTTGGTTCTGTTTCGGCATGAAAGGTAACAGTGTAGTAATCAATGTACTGCATCATTCTATGCCACAGTTTCTTTCCTACAACACCGTTTGTGATAGTGCTCACATTTATATTTTTTCCTGTGTCTTTTATTCTGTAATGCAAGTGTTGAAAAACATTGAGTATACCAAGTTGAAAGAAACTTTCGCCGCCCTGTATATTGATACCTGCATACTGTTGATCTACAGGCTTTGTGTCTAATATTCTACTGGTATATTCAACTATAAAATCAGATGTGGCCAAACAATCCTGCCAGTCAGGATGATCGGTTTTGTTATCATGGCCATCTCCACAGTACGAACAATCGAGATTACACTTGAGAGTAGTTTCCCATTGCACATCAAACATTTTAGGATTTACAGGTTTTAAAATGTCCATTTTGTTGCTCCCATTTCTCCACTACATCCACAGTATGATTGCTCACATATCACAGGCTCTGTTCTTGCTGTAAACTTGTTTACAAAATCAGCATCATAAAAGTTACAATCGTATAAATGCTGTTGACAGTTTCCAGTTAACGCTCCGTCTCTAAATATTTTTAAAACATCTAATCCAAGATTACAATAAAATCCTACAAAGTTATTGTATCCATTTATGTGAAACCAGTTGTCGTTGTCAAGTTCTATAGTGTCTGTGTCTGTTTCGACTAATATTCGTGTTTGCGGCACTCGTGCAGCGTTTTTGTACCAATCAAGTTCTGGATACCTTTTAACACTATTGCTCAAGTATTCTTTTTGTGCTTCTGTGTATTCTGTAGGACCTATCACAGGCTTTGCTATAACTGTAAACGGATATTCACTATTTGTCAACTGATGTACTATATCAACACATTTGTCAAAACACAACGGATCCATCAACACATCTGCATTGCACTCTATATTGTGTTGATACAGTAAATCTAACAATGCTTTGCTATGCTCAACTTTGGTATATTCGTGATGTATGCTTACATTTACTATGTCAAAACAATCTATATGCCGTTTCCACCAACCGATACTTTTGCTGCCATTGGTGCTTATTTGATAAACAACATCAAACTCTGCTTTGAGTTTGTGCATCACAGACGGTAAGCCTTTCCATATAGTAGGTTCGCCGCCGATGAAATACAATATCACAGGTTTGTTGTAACTGTGTAACAAATGTCTTAAGTTGTTGTAAAAAAGTTCTTCATCTGGCCAAGGCATAGTACCGCTGTTACTGTCAGGAAAACAATAACTGCATTTGAAATTGCAGAGATTGCCCAACATTATTTCAATGCGTAATCTAGTGCTGTTGTTGGATATCGACTTTATCATAACAAATGTGCAAGTTCAGGAAATACATCCCGTGCATTTACTCCTCTTATTGCATCTAGTTTGTTTACATACTCTTTGAAGCCTGGCAACAAATGACTGTTGTCCTGTGCATCCATGTGATTTAGTATTGCTTCCCAACGGCGCCAACCATATGGATTCTGTTCCCAAAACACAGGATCCTTTGTGTAAAAGTCGTACAAGTAACTTTTGAACTTGGCAAACAAATCTCTTATTTCTGCTTTGTCCTCTTTGGGCAATATTTGTATACTCATAAATGTTGGAATATACAGCAAATGCATGTTTATTAAGCCGCCGCCTGCTCTAACACCCCTAATCATTTCAGTGTTTACTTTGCTGAAGTTTTGTGTGTTTTTCCAATGTATAAAATCAGGCAAATGCTTGATATTGAATATTTGTATAGCAGTGGCAATGCTTGGACGAATGTTGTCAGGTGTGCGATCCAACATGTGCAAGTTGCGTTCTACAGTTGCCCAATCTGTTGGGTACCTAATGTAGTTGTTTCTAGGGCCAGCAGCATCAATACTTACACCCACTTTTACTAGATCAAAGTGTTTCCAAAGTTCGATAAGATCCTCGTCTACAAGAATACCGTTGGTGTTGTATCGCAATCTAATATGTGTATTATGCCCACTGCGTACTATTTCTTCAATAAACTTTTTGTGCTCTGCAATCATTAATGGCTCGCCACCTGCAAAGTACACTTCCTTCAAGTTGGGTATTTGCTTGTACAACTGTTCCCAGAATATTTCATTTTCATGCCACTTGTTGTTGAAAGCAGCTTTGTCCCATTGCATTTGTCGCTTTACTTCAGGATCTTCCAGTTGTGGTTCTAGCACTTTCCAGTCTTTTACCCACTTACTGCTGTCATGAGGTGAACACATTACACACTTGATATTACATGTGTGTCCTAATCGCAAATCCAAGTATTGCAGTTCTTCTTTATAACTACCATCTTTGTCTGTTTCGTTGAGCAGTTCTTCTACATTGAGTCCACGCTCCATCCATGTTCCTGTTTCCCATAGGCGTTTGCTAACAACACCCTGCGACTCTTCGGCAAAGCACTTGGTACAACTTGCAGGCACTGCACCTTCCATCATGGTTGTGCGCACACTTTTCATGTAATCACTGTTCCACGCTTGCATAGGTGTGACAGTGTTGAAGTTGATAGGATCACCGTTTTCTTGTTTGACTAATCCTACTGTGTGATCCGATCCTGCACCACTAGCATTAGCACTGCAACACAATCTCATGTCTCCGTTGGGTCTTGTTGCCATGTGTATCCACGGCAATGCACAAAATGTTGGAGTGGTTTTTTCAGCAATAGTGTTTTGCACCATTGCAATCAAGTCTTTGTTCATTTTTCTCCAATCAAAAGGAATCGATTGTATAAAGGCAGTTCTAAAGTGTCATGCTGTTTTATATATCTAAGTTTACTATGTTCATAAAAATCTACTACATTGGCAAAGCATCTAATGTGTTCAGGCAAGTCATAATAGTTATTGCTTTGTAGAACTATTAAACTAGTCGAAGGCACTTTAGATAACCATTTATCATACTGTTCTTGACTAATATGTTCTGTGCTTGTATTAATAACAACATCAGGATCAAACTCATATTCATATTCACACATATCAGCAGTAATAGCATTAAACTTGCCTGACATTTCTTGTCTTTTACAAATCATATTTGCAGTTTCTACGCAACTTGAATCAATGTCTACACTGCGAATGTCATTTATTTTCATATTGCTGTTAAATAACAAACTTGCAAGCACGCCATTCCAGCCGCCATGTATTACTATATTGAGAGGTTTGTCGGGTACATGTTTAGATAACTGGTTTACAAGCCATACTTTGCTTTTGAGTTGTCCTTTCCAAAAACTTTCAAGCACACCAAAGTGGTTTTCACTGTTGCGTATTGCATCCATCCAAAATGCAACATCATCTAAATCTACCAACATGTTTTAACCATTTGTTTTTGTATTCTTAAAAAATGTTCTAAGTTGTGTTTACGTATATCTTTAGTTAGATGTATCATTGTGGCTCTATCATATTTCATCATTGCTTCTTTCAACGCATCAATTGCACTAAACAATCTTGTATTTTCGTCTTCAGAATCATAGCTTTCGTTTATTATACACGAAAATGTTTTAAAGCCAAGTTTTTTTAGATATTGTAATGTATTTTTTGGACCTATCACTATAAACGCTTGTTTACAAACAATGGGCTTCCACATCTTTTCACTTAAAAATATATGATAATGTTTTTGATGTACTTCATGATAATGTGTTTCAGTCACTATATTTAAAAAACAATCTTCATATATTTCTCTATTGTAATCATGCGGGCGACAACCTTGAGAAAAGTCTGTTGTATCGATGTTTAAAGGTAACTTTTTCCAAAGTTCAGTTGTTTGTTCTTTTAATATTTGTTTATGTTTATCGCTATAGTTTTGACTATAAGGAAATAAAAGTTGTTCAGGTGTTAGTTTATTTGTATCTCTTTCGTAGTGATTGTCTAAGCAACTTACTCTGCCGTATTGTAACATGTTTAAATGATTCAAGTAGGCAACAGTTTGCATACGATGAGCTCGTGGACGATTATTTAGACAACAAAAAAAGTTATGTTTTCTTATTAGATGAATATCGTCTAATGGCTGATCATAATAGTTGTCGTATACTCTATGATACCATTCAGGATAATAAAATACTTCAAATGTTTTTTTAAGTTTCTTTTCACGCAACCAACGATTATATTCAGCTTCTGCTTGATATAAACCTGTAGCAAAATATATCTTATTAATACAATCATATTTTTGTGTGCATTCATAAAGTTTTGGAAAATATCTAAGTGCATATCCTTCTAATACATCGGAAAACAAAACATAAACATCTTTGTTGTTTTTTGCTTCTTGTATTTTATCCTCACAGTTGAATATATTTGCAATAGGAACTATAAAGAAATATTTTCCACTAGGATTAGCTAACCATTCACTGTATTTTTTTGTGTGTAAGTTAAATGGCTCAATGTATCTTGTGTGTTTTACATCACAGTAGTTTAGTTGATTATTTGTTTCCAATGATGAATGGTCCTATCTATTCCTTCTTCGTAGGTAATTTTAGGTGCCCATCCCGTAACTTCGGTGATTTTATTATGATTACTGTTTAGCCACCAAATCTCTCCGTGACGAGGATCTTTTGTATCCCAATTGATTTGTCCAGTCCATTCTAGTTGTTCTGCAATATATTCTGCACAATGTCTAATCTTCCGTGGGTCGTCTGGACCAATAGTAAATATGTTGCCTTTGACTTTATCGCCGTTTGTAATAACTGCCATCCATGCATCAAGCAAATCTTCAATGTAAATAAAGTTTCTGTATGGTTCGGCATAACCTAGATTACAAGTATCACCTTTGAGCATTTGACTAATGATTTGTTCTGTTACAAAGAAATCATTGTCTTTACGACCATATGCATTAGTTTGTCTAAAACTTGCCCAGTTTAATCCATATGCTCTTTCTGCATATTCTAAATACTTTTCACAACCATACTTAGCAACTGCATATGGTGCATTAGGATGAGGGGTAGTGTTTTCGTCAAATGCAACACTATTTACATATGTGCCAGTTTGTTCTACCTCGTCACTAATAGGTTGCCATCCATAAACTTCCATTGTGCTTGCAAACACAAAATATGGCATAGGATCAACAGCTCTACATGCTTCGATAAGATTTACTGTTCCTACGTAGTTTACTTCACTAAAACTTACCTGCTCATAAAAACTTTTTTGTACTTCTGTGCGAGCAGCCAAGTGTACAACAATATCGGGTTTGATTTCTTTTACCTCTTGCTGTACTCCTGTATGATGTGTAAGATCACTTTTTAGTTCAAATACTTCTCCGATTGTTTTCAATCTTGGCAACAAATGCTGCCCAATAAATCCGCTAGATCCTGTTAGTAATATTCTCATGTTAACTTTTTAAAAACTCCATTAATGGCTCATAACTATTTACACATTCTAAATATGTTAAAAGCTGTTTGTGGTTATCAATATTTTCAATACAAAACTTTTCAAACCCTTCAGGAACAAACTTTTTTGTTTTTAAATGATCTAAAAAAACTTCAAAGTTGTATTCTGCTGCATCTTTTGTAAGTTTGTGTAACTCTTGTTTATCAATAAGACAAAAGTCATGTACTTGTTGAATAAACATTTCGCATCTTTTTTCGTCATCTTCTATTTTATCAAACTTATAGTCAATAACATTATCAAATAACTTAAAACCTATATTTTTTAAATATCTATGCGTGTAAGGAACACCCCAAACAATAAACGGACGAGTATGATAGATTGCCATATATGTTTTTTCTGTTAAAAACAGACAGTTTAGATTACTTTCACTTATTATGCTAAAAACACTGTTCTTAAACTCTTTTGGAGGTACGAATATATCGCACATACCGTTGTCTTGTTTAAAATCGCTGTCAAACTCTAAGTTTTTAGGCTCCCAGTATTCAAAATCCCATAATGTATGATAATCTTCGTAATCAAACTCATGCCAACTAATATACCCGTAATCAAACAAACCTTTTCCAAAAAGTTTGTCAATGAACATACAGCGCCACCAATGGGGACGTCCATTCATTGATACAAAATGTTTCTTCAGAATATCTGCTTCAGGCTTCTGAGGATAAATGCCAAACTTGCTTCTATACGCTATTCTATGTCCAAAATAATTAGGCCAATGCTTGATATTAAAATCTATATGCTGATATCTAGTATTAAGTTGTTTATCCATAACTGCACCATAATACGCATTTAATTTAATATTTTTCCTTTCGGCAAACTTTAAAGTTTCATCTACAGTGTCACGATCGCCGCCTAAAAGCACAGGTTCCCACTCTTCGGGTCCTACTATAGTTATTTCTTTGGTTCGAGGATGACGTAATGCTTTTTCGACAGGTTCTGGACCGTCAGGCCCCCAAGCATAAAACACATATCTACCAGTATTGTCATGATGGTTCTCTAGTTCATACATAAATATACTTATGTTTGACATAGTTAACACATTTGAAAACAGAATAGCTGATTTTTTTGGTGCACCTTATGCAGTGAGCACAGATTGTTGTACACATGCTGTTGAACTATGTTTACGTTATAAACAAGTAAATCAAGCAAAATGTCCTAAAAATACTTACTTGAGCATTCCTATGACCTTTAGTAAACTTAATATAAAATGGAACTTTGCAAAAGATAGATGGAAAGAATATTATTATATTACTGATGAAATAATAGATGCTGCAACTATGTGGCGACAGTATAGTTATATACCGGGTACCTTTATGTGTATCAGCTTTCAATACAAAAAACATTTGAGTTTAGGCAGAGGTGGTGTAATATTATTAGACAATAAAGAGGATAGAGATGCTCTTATTAAACTAGGTTATGACGGGCGTCATAGAGATGCACCATGGGCTGAACAAGATATTTCAACTATGGGATATCATTATTATATGACTCCAGAAACTGCACAACTAGGTTTAGATAAACTATCTGACGCAATAAGTACCTTACCAAAAATTTGGGGCACAGAAGACTATCCAGATTTAACTAAACTCCATATCTTCAAAAACATAAATATTTCTTGAATACTTTTTAATATCTTGAAAATCATCACGTAAATAAAGATTGCGATGTATAAAATCATATACTTTGTCTAAGTCTTCCTTAATCTTATTTTCTAATACAAAATCGACAATAAAATGTTGCATAAGTGTAAAACGATCTTCAGTTTTAGATCTTAACTCTAGTCCTAAACTTGGATAAATCCAATCTCTAACTTTTTGCAAATGACCTAGTATATCAGGATGACTATCTTGTAGTGTACCAAAAGGTTTATTAGTTTCAAACATATGCCAATCTATGTGAGGTATTTCTTTTGAATAAAAATCTTTAAGCAAGTTATAGTGTTCTGATTCGTCGTATATTAGTGCTGCTTCATTATTATATGGAGTAAAACTATGCCCTTGCCAAATAATATTATCCTTGTACAACTTATTAACTGTAATAATAGCAGTCATATTTTTTACAAGATCGTTTTGCATACTCCAGTGATTTTTGAGCCAACTACGGTTATCGTATCTACAACCAGCATTAAACACACTACCTTCTGCTTGCCAACGTCCGTCGATAAATCTGTCTTCTCTACTAAAACTGGTCCATAAAATCATTATTTTGTCTTCGGGCTGAAACTTGTATTTTATATCTGCCTCGATAATCCTATGATGTATTCCAACATTTCCTAAACCAGGCAATGCTAAATTGTAGTGTTCTGCTTCTTGATCATATGCAACAATGTTTGCCCAAGTTGGCCACATGTAGCTAGTAAAACTGCAACCAAAAGTGAATAATCTACCCATATATAATCCTTAAATATAGTATGAATATTTATAGCACTAATGAGTGGGATCCACTAAAGAAGGTTGTAGTTGGCGTAGCCGATTATTGCCGTATTCCCGAAATGGATATAAGTTTACGTTGTATCAACTATGCAGACAAAAAAGATGTAAGCGATATCAAGGCTGGTTTATATCCAGATCAAGTTGTAGAAGAAAGCAACGAAGATCTTGAAACGTTTGTAAAATTTTTAGAAGGTGAAGGCGTTGAAGTTGTAAGACCTAAACGTACACCAGATGTTGAATATTACAACTATTGCCCACGTGATACTGTATTTGTTCATGGCCAAAAACTACTTGCTGCCCCTATGAGTTTAACAGCAAGAACCAACGAGTTTCATCACATGCTCCCTCACATAGCAGGTGTTAATATGTCTCATCGGATTGATCGAACTAACCTGTACGATGAAACTTGTGTAGGCGATCCTGATCGTCTTGCCCTCACTGAAGTAGCACCTTGTTTTGACGCTGCTAATGCTATACGTGCAAATGATGACATTTTGTACTTGGTCAGCAATAGTGGTAACAAAGCAGGTGCTGCATATTTACAAGATTTTATTAATAAACCAAGATACGATTTTATGGAACCAGGAGATGTACGTGTGCACAGACTTGAAAATGTGTATAGTTACATGCATATAGATAGCACCGTTGCTTTCCTTCGTGAAGGACTGCTTTTAGCTAATCCAAGTCGTATTAAAGACAAAGATGTTTTACCTGCTCCTTTTAACGATTGGGATATTATTTGGGCACCAGACCCTGTTGATGCTGGACACTATCCAGGACTATGTAATAGTAGTATATGGACGTGGAATGTTAACTTGTTTAGTGTAAATCCAAACTTGGTTGTATTAGAAGAACATCAAGAGCCAACTCGTAAAGCATTAGAAGCACATGGAATAGAATGTGCTATGCTACCATTGCGTCATGCTAGAACACTAGGTGGGTGTTTTCATTGTTGCACACTAGATCTTGTTCGTGAAGTCGGGTAAATCTAACAACGGTAAAATTTTATTAGCAGTTTCTTGATGCCACTCGATGCCATCATGCATTAGGTCTCTTGCTTTCATACTACCATTTTTACATCTAATAGGCCAAACTTGATAAGGACTTCTAAGTATAGGTTGATAATCCATTTCCCATGTGAAGTTAAGCACAGGAACACCAACACTTTTCCATAACAGATTAAAATGATCAAACCACAAACGATTGTTCCAGATACACTCACCCTCGTCCATAATATATCTTCGTCTATACCATTTGCCATCAATACCGTTATCTTCGGCCATATCTTTAAAACCGAAATGATCATCTTTATTTAGAACAAAACTTTTTCTTGTATGTGCAGGCCACTGAACAATAACTAGGTGTGGAATAGGAAATCCGTTTTTAATCCATTGTGATGCTTGATAACATGCTACATCGCAACCTGTTCCTTGTGCTGCTGCGTTATATACATCTGTACATCTTGCTTCGGCTACTTTCCAAGACCATGTGTCTTCGTGACGTAATCCAACACCTTCGGTATAACTACAACCAAATGTCATCATAAACCCAGGACTCAAATCTTTTAAAGATTTTGTCCTATGCCCAAATTCATTAAACTTATATTCGATAGGAAGATTTGCCCATTCCCATTCTGGGTTTCTTTCACACTCTTTTTTAAACGCTTCTTCTTCTTCTGGACCCATAAATGCCATAGTTTGATTTATACGCTCAGGATTTATCAACAAACCGTTATCATGTACTTCCATAAAATGTTCCTATAAATATCTAATATATTTAATGCTAAAGGATACAAAAACTTGTCAAACTGGTTTATGGGAATATATTTTAGACCAAAAAATAATCTTTTGCCCGAACTTATTGGAAGTAATGGCGAAAGACGATCTATGCAAGATATCAGCAAAATAGAACAACTTGTTGATTTAATACGAGAATCAAATATAACTGACAGTAGTCATCCTATTGCTGTATTCAACGGTACACACACTATTGACTATTTAGATAGTTTGATTATCACCGAACAACATAGAAAAATATTAGCAAGTAAAACTTTAGGATTTTATTTTTATGAACCTCTTACACACTACAAATACAATCCTGAAAAATACAAACAACCTCATATATTAAAAATAGACAACTCACCCGACGAACTTAAAGATATTAGAGCATACGAACTCGACAGTTTAAACGAATGGGCAGGGCGTCATGGATTTGAAAATGTAAACGTATATTGCACAGATTATAAATGTTGGGAATATTATCAACCAAAATATCCAAATCTAAAACTATTGTCTATGGACCTTTTTGTTGAATGGTGGACATGTCATGTAAAACTTAGAGACAGAAAAAACTTTATCCAAAATAGAGAAGAAATGCCTCCTGAGTTTTTTCCCGAAAAAATACAAAAAAAGTTTTGGAGCGGAGCATGGCGTTATGATCCAAGTAGACATTTTATCACTGCGTTTTTAGCAGGAAAAAATATGATAGATACTAACAATGTTAGTTTTTATTTTGGAATGACAAATGAAGACATGAAACGTAGAATGTGGTTTTCTTGGAAAGAGTTTGAACTGCGTCATCCAACACTATCTAAAACATTACTGCTAGGCAATGATATATTGCAACAAAAAGTTCCACTAAGTTTTGCTGTCAATAACCCTACAAAAAAAGGACCAAATGATAGTATAGAACCAGAAGACGCAGGCGGCAACGCAAGAACTACGCACGATCCTACAGATACATATTTTGAAAGTTTTTGTGCTATTGTGCAAGAAAGTCGTGTTACACAACCATGGCCTAACATAAGTGAAAAAACACTCAATGCTATCAAAAGTTACAGACCATTTTTATTGTGCGGGGCACCAGGTGTTTTGCAAATGCTTAAAGATATGGGATTTAAAACATTTGACAAGTATTGGCCAGAAGATTATGATGATATTATAAGCAACAAAGATAGACTTGCAAGGATATGCGAAACAATTGAATACATAGATTCATTTACAATCGAAGAAATGAGGCTTATGTATGAGGATATGGAAGAAATACTAGTACACAATCATAATCAAATAAAACTGATACCAGACTTTTACAACAGAATAAATGCGGAACTAGGTGAAATAATCATCGAATAGTTTATCTGCCCAGTATTGGTGTGCATCTTCTTTATGGTGCCAATACTTTTGTCCGCTAATATCAAACCCGCGGCTCTTGCAATGTTCCCAAAAACTTTCTTCTGGCTTATCAAAGTTTTTAAATCTAGTCCTATCGACTTTGTTTCTATAAAACTGATATCTGCCTCCTATTTTACAGGCTTGGAAAGCATTTGCAAAAATAAACTGAGCTCCGATATTTTGTATATTTGCCTGTGTTTGTATAATATTCAAATATCTTTGCACATACCAATGCGTAGAATTATAAAATAAATGTTTACGTAGAACTTTTTGATTATTGTTAAACTTTCTTGGAAATAGCTTACTACTATGATCATGATGCACATGACCTGATTGCTTATCAGGTGTATAATCTACATAATCATATACATCATTTCCACTGTCATCAGGTGTATCATAAAACATTTCTGTTCTATGTTCTCCTGTCCAATGTATAAGAAACAGTGTATTTTTTGCACGTCTAGGATTATCTAATATATAAAATAAAGTTGTTCTTGCAATATAATCGTTGCTTGCACCAGGTACACTTAGATCAACTTTGGATACTCCTAGCCTATTAGCAAACTTTGCTCCAAAAGATCTTTTCCTGTTTTCTGGGTGATCTCCTAGTCCACTTCTAAATATTTCACTACCTGCAGAATGACTACACCCGTTTATTAGTAAGTTTGTAAATTTGTAGTTAGACAAACTGGCCATTCTCCTCTATTATTTTTAATAACTTCAATATACATATCTTTGAGATTTACTAATCCGTCAGTTGTATGTCTTTCATAATAAAACTTGTTGATATTACCTAAAATAACTTCAATTTTATCCATATGGATATAAGGAGAGTTTAAACTAGCACATGCATAAAAATCATGTATGCGTACATTATCATTATCATCTAAATATGCATTATGAGGATAAAAGTTCATTTTAATCATATTATGTTTTTCTAATGCATCAAGAACATCATTTACTTTATTTGTGTAATCATTCTTCCATTTGGCTTTTTCTATTAAATGATTTAAACTTGTATCATACCATTTGAAAAATATCAGTTGTTTCTTTTTATCGATATCAATAATCTCTGGAGCAAACTTTTCTTTTTGAACATGCTCTAGCCATTTGCATTCATTTTCAAAAAAGAAATCGATATGCGCTTGGGTATATCCTGCTCTATCAAAAAAGTATCTGCGATCATATTGATATTGCATACAAAATATGCTTTTATTTGGACTAATGCGAGGAACATAAACAATGTTAGGACGTACCATTCCTCTGTTTTGATACTTATAAAATATTTGCCATTCTTCTATATTCATAATCGTTCTTTTGGTATAATAATATCAGTTCCGCAATGACAATGCTCTTTACTACATATAACAGGTCTTGTAGTAAATTGCAAGTTTTTTTGTAAAATATTACCATGATTTCGTCCTACACCACAACTTGCACTGCTGATTTCCCCTCTAGGATTAATAAACAGTGCATCATCTACAAAACATTTCCATCCTTTAAAAAAGTTTTGTCTAGCAGCAATAATCTTGTTACTGTTAATAGGTTCAATAGTATCAGTATAATGTGCCATGCTTACAGCTTTGTTTGGATTGTAAGGCTTGGGAAGTTTTTCAACAGTTTCAAACTGTGCTTCTTCTAAAAACTTTACTTTTTCAGGATCACTGTACTCCCAAGGTCCTGCATTCACACTCATTTCATCAAACAGAGGTGTCCATTCTAAGTTATAGTTTGGTACTTCTTCTCTTACCCGATTTCCAAACTCAACAATCTCCCAAAAGCGTTCTTCGTGCATCAGCATTTTTGTACACAAATAGTTTACTTTGTCGCACAAAAACTTTGCATTTTCAATATATCTATCTTTTTTACTGAACTCAATATGAAAACTTGCAATAATATCATCAAATAAATGATGATGTTGTTGCCAATATTTTACAGGACGAGATAAGTTTGTATTAACACTAACTGTTAGAGTATCTCCTAACCAGTCTTTTAAATATTCTGTAAGAGGAATAAAGTTTTCCCAATGAGTAGGTTCGCCGCCACTATAGAATATTTTAAAATATTTGTAACCTTTATCTTTGTACGTTTGAAATATTTTTGTTACATTTTCAATATACTGATCTAGATTACCATTGTTTCTTACATCGCCTGCCCAGTTACCAGGATTGCAATATGTACATTGAAAGTTACAAAAGTTGTTGACTTGCCAAGTAATACATGCGTAAGGCTCTGCCATTGGAGTGATTTTGAGTAACTTAGACATAACTTCTTAACCACTCCATTTCAGGAAATGTACTCCAAAAATCTTCACCTCTGTATTGATCAAGACGATGATTGTTTTCAAAAAACTGTTTAAGTTTATCTTCGTTGAGTGTGCCTGCATTAAAAAACTGTATTACACTATCAATTTTGCCTATTACATCTTTGATTATTTCAGGTTTTGCAACTGCTCTATCTTTGATTTTATCAAATGCCCAGGCTTTGTAATCGATATATTTTGCACGTAACTCTTGTTTGTAATGTTCGGGTATATAATCAACACGCATAAAGTCAGGCCCAGTAAGCATGTTTAATCTACAATTCTCAATATCAACAAGTCCTCTTTCAACCCAATCCATATGGAAATCGGGCCAGTTCCAAACATTATATAAACTTATGGTAGGAGTTAACTCAAAATGCACATGAGGAACTTCTTCCATCATCTGTAAACGGTTCTGTTCGATTACATTCCAATCTGTGCCGTGTCTACTGTATTCTGCTCTTGCACCATTACAATCCAAACTTGCACTAACATGTATATCTCTAAACTGTTTCCAATACTCAAGTATACTTTTACGTTTGTACTTGAAGTTACTAAAGTTAGTTGTGTAGCGTAAAGCTACATCTGTTTTGTTAGTTTCAAGCCACTTGTCTAGTATTTTGTAATGTTCTTCGGTGATAAGTGCTTCACCTCCAGCAAAATATACTTCTTCACAGTCTGGCAAATATTTTTGCAAGTCTTCCCAGAAGTTATTTTGTTTTGCAATATTAATAATAATCTCGCCGTCGTTATTAAGAATATTTGCAACTTCATGTTTACCATATAACTCGCCATGTTCTTTAGCATGTAAACTACTAAGTTCTGGTCCACAACTACGACATTTCATATTACATATATTGCTAAAGCGTACATCAAGGTATACCATACGCATTTCATCAATACTACCATCATCGTTGGTTTGTCTTACAAGATCAAAATGCTTGTCTCCATACCAATGATTGTGATTTTTCCGTAATGTCCACACATATGTTCTATCTTCTAACTCATAGCAACGTCTACAACAATCTAAACGTTCTCCATTAAGCATTGCAAGACGTAGTTCTTTATACCTGTCACTATTCCAGGCTTCTTCGATACTACTTTGTTTAAGATTTGCAAATGGTTGATCACTGTCAGCAATACAACAAGGCATAACTCTTCCGTCAGGCCAGGCATGCATATGAATCCATGGCAATATACAAAATGCCTTGTTTTCTTTTAATAAATGTTCTTTATCCATTCATCATCTCCGCAAGTTCTGGAAAGGTTTTACAAAAATCTTCGTTGCGTATTTCGTCACGTCTTTGTATATGATGTTGAAACTGTTCTTTTTGTTCGTCCCATGTATCTT